ATGAAAGAGTTCAAAGATACAATCCAGAAATATTTGCAGGAGAGGGCGGCGGAAGATCTTCTGTTTGCCCCGAGACTTGCCAATCCTAAAAAGAGTATAGACGAGTGTTGTCGTTATATCTTGGGAGAGGCCCGTAAGCGTGGAACCTCTGTCGTGATGAGTGATACGGAGGTTTTTGGTATGGCCGTACATTATTATGATGAAGAGAATATCGAGGTCGGAAAAGTTCCTGTCGGTAGCTCCGTTTCTTCTTCCCATAAAGTAGAACTTACGGAGGAAGAAAAGAACGCTGCCCGTCAGGCGGCCATCAAAAGGTTGACCGAAGAGCAATACCGATCGCTCAAAAAGAGGCCGGCCAAGAAGAAGGTTGATGAGAGTGTCCAACAAATGAGCCTGTTTTGATATGAAGCCGAGAACGAGATTGGAAAAGTTGGTGGCGGGATTGAGCGAAAAGCTTCCCGCCATCACAAAGGCACAGGAGGAATGGGCCAAGGAACACGTGTTCGACCATGTAGCTTACAAATGTAAGAATGAGTTGTGGTGCTCTGAATGTGGCGAGATATGGGTTAATACGGGTAATAGTAAATTGGGTGATAAGACCGAATGCCCTTATTGCCACCATCAATTAGATGTAAAGGTCAGCAGAAAGCAGAAGAACCATGAGGAGGCGTATATGTCCATCCTGCAAGTGAGAGGCGGGTTTCAGGTGATCCGGCATATACTATGTTGGAAAAACGCCCGTAGGGGAACTTCTCCGGTGTATTATGATTTTACTGAAGTTGTTCAAGAATGGATTCGTGAAGACGGAAAACGTACGATCATAGCCCGTCCAATAAATATGGGACGTAACGGATTTGCGTATAGTTCCCCTCTTAGTATCAAGGGTGAATATGGAAGTAACCCATATAATTATTACGGTGATTTATATGCGATATTTGGAGAGCTTTATCCAAGGAAAGAATTACTTCCGGAATTGAAAAAACGGGGACTGAATCGACTGTTTCCGGATGTAACCCCGTCTAAGCTGATACGTGACCTTTTGAAAGGAGGTAATGACGCGGAACTATGCCTCAAGACCGGGCAAATATCCATGCTGAAGCACATGTATAGAAACGGCTTTTCCCAGCTTCGTTATAAGCCATCATTCAATATCTGTAACCGTAACCATTATATTATCAAGGACGCGTCCCTCTGGGAAGACTATATGTCTTTATTGGCTTATTTCGGTAAAGACTTGCGTAATGCCCATTATGTATGTCCAAAAAAACTGAAGGTTGCGCACGATAGGTTATTGGAAAAGAAAAATGCCTGTGAAGCCAAGTTGAGACAGGATAGGGATCGTTTGGAAGCTATCCGTAGGCGTGAAAAGCTCATGAAGGATATAGCCGGCTTCTACGAGCGGATGGAAAAGTTTTTCGGGATGAAAATCACGGATGGCAACATAGTCATTTGCCCGTTGGAGAGTATTACCCAGTTTTATCAAGAAGGCAAGGCTATGCATCACTGCGTGTATAAACTCGGATATTACAATCGACCGGATCGTTTGATACTGTCAGCAAAGGACACCGGTGGCAAACGTATCGAGACGATAGAGGTGAATTTGAAGACGCTGAATATCGTCCAGTCCCGGGCCGTTTGCAATGGCGTAAGTGAGTATCACGACCAGATAGTAAAACTGGTGAAGAAGAATATGAACCTGATTCGTCAGAAATTGATAGCGTAAATTTACAAGGATGACTTACATTGAACTTATAAATAATTTTTGGGAATTGGATGAAGACTGGCAATTTACCTGCTGTGAAACGAGGCTTTATTTTTATTTGTTGAAAACAGCGAATCGTTTAGGCTGGGTGGATAGCTGGATGCGTAGCGATGCAAAGGTGTCGTCTGACGTGGGAGTGTCAGTCAATTCGATGAAAACAGCCCGTAATAGATTAGTTCAAGCAGGTCTGATAGAATTTAAATCGGGAGGAAATGGACAGCGGGATAAAACGAGGTATATCGTTAGGTGTCAGTTTAGGTGTCAAAATTTGATACCTAAACTACAACCTAAACATGAACCTAATCTTATACCTAACCGTGAACCTAAACCGCAACCATATATTAATAAGACTAAGATAAAGACTAAGAATATTAATATACCCCCCACACCCCCCAAGGGGGTTGACAAAGCAAAAGAAAAAGAGCTTTTGGAAAAGGAGGAGGCTTTACGTGTTTTGGAAGAAGAGTTGAAGAAACGGGAGGCGGAACTGGGTGCACAATCGGACAATCCACCATCCAAACCGAAAAAGCGTCCTAATCCGTTGAACTCAGAAGCAAGGAAACTTTTCGAGGAACGCTATCAGGCTCTTTTCTCATCCAACTATTACTGGAGTGCGAAAGATGCGGGAAATATGTCTTCTTTGCTCAAGAAGTTGAAATTTCAACGGGAGAAGAAGAATTTACCTATTGACGACCAAGGCGTGTTGAATGCTTTGAAGTACTTATTGGATTCAATCACTGACGGTTGGATATTGGAAAACTTCAGTGTGACGAATATTAATTCGAAGTTTAATGAAATTGTCTCACAGATAATGGCAAGGAAACAAGAACATGGAAATACTAAACATACAGACGGAGCGAAAGCCCGTGAACAACAAACCGATAGAGAAATCATGGAATATGCCCGTAGTGCCTTCAGAAAAGACGTATTCGGTGATTCGTAGATATGGGGATGGGGAAAGCTTTGCGAAGACATTCAACCCATCTTTACAGACGATATGTGCCCAAAACATAGAACGGTCCTTTTTGGGCGATGCTCCATCATTGGCATTGCTGTCGCAAACTTATCCAAATGAGCAGGTAAACACTTGGATTATTGCCCATTTGATGGACCTATACAAATTCGCAGGGGTTAAGGAGAAGCCTTCGTTTCAGCAAGTCTTGGAACTAGCTGTGATGATACGGGTTGAATATTATTATTTTAAAGCTTCTGAACTGCTGTTGTTTTTCTTCAAGCTCAAGTCAGGGGAATATGGTACGTTCTATGGTGTGGTCGATCCGATGGTGATTATGGCAGCCTTGATCGAATTCAAGGCATATCGTCGGCATCAGCGGGAGATCTACGACCGTGAGATACAGCGTAAGAAACGGGAGGAGCAATGGGCAGAATGGGAGAGGAATGCCGTTCCCTGCCCGGCACACTTGAAACTGGCGAAAGCGTTTGTGGAGGAAGTACAAAATGCAGAATGAATATAATCCTTGAATAAAAAATCATTAAAAGTTACAATTATGACAAATTTAGCATTAAACACGAGAGAAATCGCGAAAGTAAACAATGTGGCTATCATGGCCGGTAATGATCCCAAGAAGTTGGTTCCCATCAAACCAATTTGTGAGGCATTGGGGATTGATTATGCAAGACAATTCCAAAAACTGAAAGATGATGAAGATCTTGGTCCAACTATTGGCCTGACGCCAACAGTTGCAGCAGATGGAAAAATAAGAGAAATGGTATGCTTACCTATGGAATTCATCTTTGGTTGGTTATTTACCATCAATCCAAAAAATGTAAAACCGGAAGCGCAAGAAGCAGTCCGAACGTATCGGATGCAATGCTATCATGTCTTATACGAATACTTCGCCTCTTACGCCAGCTTCGTCAATCAAAAGCAGAAACGGCAAGCGGAAGACTGGGCACGTATCCAAATTCTGAAAAAGGAATTTCATGAAGCGAAGAACAAGTTGGCCAAGGCAACAAAGCAAATGAACATGACTGTCGATTATTCGTTTGAGCAATGGAAGGCCAACGGGAAACAATTGATTCTTGATTTTGATGATTGAATTTTTCCTAACTCTATAAAAAGGGAGTTTAACTATCAGGATAGCCAAACTCTCTTTTTTAGATTTTACTGAATAACCACATAAACACAATTGAATGATTCCTCTGTTGTTTCAATCTCTCCACGATTAGTGTTGTTGCATAAAACTTGATAATTGTTAAGACAGTATTGTATTAATTTTTTTTCAAGAGATGATATAAGGTCTGAATCATCATCTATATATAATACAAAGAACAGTCTATATATGTATTTGTAATCTTCATTTTCTAGCCGTTTTTCTGGTGGAACTTGTCCTGTTTTACCAATCTTAAAATGTTTATTGGGATTTTTTGATAAAATTCTATGGAGATGACTTGTTGCCATATCAAAGGCATTTTGTTCTTTTGCTATTTTTATAGTCTTATTCATAATTAAAATTATTATGTTAGTTCATGCAAATATGCAACCTGTAATAGAAAAAAACAAATAAAAGAAGAACAAATCTCAAAAAACTTTCCTATATTTGCACTGTCCTATTTACACACAAGGCGGGTGACCGCCGAACATATTATTTGTGTCGGCATTTTTTATGCCCATACATGAACGTATTATAAAGTATAACGGTTTCGTACCCCCTTGATACGGCTTAATGGCCGTAACTGCCTTGTGTGGTGTAGGACAAAGGGACAGGCGAAACCGTTTTTTTGTCTATCCGCTTATAACAAACAATGTTAGTTATGTCCAAACACACAAGCATTTGTTTGTCGGGGAATAATAGTACCCAACAACCAACGGCCCAACCCTCCGAAATGGGTAAGTACTCCACTCCAGAACTGCAAGCCGCATTCGATGCCGGCCGTGCCCTCGGCAGGACCGAAGGTATGCTATCCTACCAACGCCACATCATGAACCAGCTCTTCGCGGAGAATCAGAAACTCAATCGGAAACTTCAGGAACAGAAAGGAGGCCGGTCATGAAAAAGAAAGTATTGCCCTTGAAAAAAGAACGTGAAGAAATGACCGACATGCTACACGAACTCAATTCTGTCAAATCGCATATAAAGGACTGGCTGGATGATGATGAAGCCCCGATGAACGAGGCTTATTCCGTCAAGCTTGAAGTTATCTACGACAGCCTCCTTTCCATCATGTCCGACATGGGAGAAATGATAGGCTATACGATTTTCCATGACATTAACGAAGGCGTGGAGGAACGATCATGAAAGAAGCCAAGAAATACATCAGACACCACAAGGTGAAACTCTCCGGCAAGTGGTACATCACAACCGTTCGTGCCAGCGAAGCCGTCGAGATTGCTTTTGAGGAAGGACGGATCTCTGTTGGAAAAGAAATTTCCGGGGAAAATATTTTCCGACTTATATATTATTTCAGAACGTTCTAATCCGGAGCTCGTGGTTGTTCTCCAGAGGAAGATATTAATAAAGGGCATTGATTGGGATTACAAACAGCCACAATAGGTAATTCCGGTCTTTGCCTTTTCTCCTTTTATTTATATTATCAAGTCACTATTACACTATCATTCAATTTCATGATGTCTGGTTCGAGGCTGGGGCTTCCGCTATTGTGTTTGTTAATTTCCTTGTCGTATATTGCTTCTATCAAGCCGGATACAAGAATGGTATTCATAAAGGATTTGATAAAGGTGTAGACAGGGCAACCGCATCAAAATGCCAATATCTTGATAATCAATACTGATTTATTAGGTGTTTCGTTAGATAAGATAAATTATAATGTTGATTATCAGAATGTTGAGTTGCTAATGGAGTTTGGGTGCAGTTGCCCTGATTGTCTGTTATCGGTAATCAAACAAAAAAATATCTAATTTGTTATTTGATATATACAAATCTTTTTATCTTTGTATCATCTAAAAATTAGAAGCATGTTAGACAAAAAATTGCAAGTAGAGACGTTTAGTATTGTTCTCATTGGGAAATTCAACCCAGCGATCTTTCAACCTTTTTGGTTTAGTTCGAGAGGACTACTAGGAGAGAATGAAACGAAAAATGCAAATATTAATATTATACATCCAGAAATAGCAAGGTACTCTATTGACAATTGGCTTGATATTGAAGTTACTAAAAATAGATGTGAATTTAAGTCTAAGATGCAACCATATTTTAGTTCATTGATAGATTTAGTTGTTAGTACATTTAAACTTTTGTGTGAAACTCCTATTGATGCTTTCGGAATTAATAACATTTTTGAAGTATCTCTTTCCTCTGAAAAAGAATATTATGATTTTGGAAAAAAATTAACCCCATTAGAATTGTGGAAAGATTCATTAACTGATCCTAGATTATTAACATTAGAAATATTAGAGCAAAAAATCAAAGATTATGAAAATGCAAGTAGACGGGTACGAATATCACCTTGTGATCCCAGTAAAAATATTACTTACGGGGTTATGATTAATGTTAATAATCATTTTGTCCTAACTGATCAAAAAAGTTCATCAGCTGTTTCTATATTAGAAAATAAAGCTGATACTATTAGAGAATATTCCCAAACAATTGCTGATACCATGTTAACAAAATTAATAGAGTTATGAATGCTGATTGTATGACACAAATCAATAAATTTACTTCTATTGATAAAAAGCTAGGCATTGCTAAGGATGATTATAAAATAGGAATTGTTAAGAAATACAATAGTACTATTGATAATTCAGATGGCCCTGAAGAATATGAGCAATTATTTCCTGATATTATCAATATGGAAGGGGTTAATACTCAAAAGCAAAAATCATTTAGTATAACCATTCAAAAATGGGTTGGATATGTAAAAGAAATAAAACAAAACTCTTTTATAGCTATTTTGAATGATAAAGACAAGCCTTCCACACTTGAAACTGCAGTTTTTGATATAAAAAATGATATATCCATGGATGATATCCCTCTTTTGAAAGAAGGGGCTATTTTTTATTGGAGCATTGGATATAGTAATTATAGTGGTCAAAGAAAAAAAGAATCATTTATAAAATTCAAACGAGTTATTAATTTTACCGAAGATGATGTTAATCGTGTTGTCGATAGGGCTAGAAAATTAAATGATAGTATTTTATGGGAATAGATATTCCATCCAAACAATTATTTGAAGTTTTTTTAATTGGTACAGGGAATTATGGTGAATCTATTATTGTCCATGCTGGAGCTAACAATTGGATCATTATAGATTCTTGTATTGACCCCAAAACAAAAGACTGCTTACCTTTGAGTTATCTCAAAAAGAAAAGAGTAAATCTCGCCGAAGATGTTAAACTAATAGTTTGTACGCATTGGCATGATGATCATATAAAAGGTATGGCAAATCTACTCCGAGAATGTAAATCTGCATCTTTCTCTATGGCCATTGCATCAGATAGAACAAAATTTTTACAGTTAGTACAGCTGGATTATACAAAATTAAAAAGTGAGTCAAGTGCGGTATCGACATTAGAAATAAATGAATGTCTACAAATAATTAATGACGATCGTCGAAAGTGCCTTTTGGCGACACAAGACAAGCTGCTTCTAAGTGAAACTGATCATTCTAGCAATTATGAATATTCTGTGTATTCATTATCGCCATCAGACAAGGTATTGGAAGACTATGCAAATGAAATCTCTACGCTAATAAAAGATTATGGAAGTTCAAATAAGAAAATTATTATAAATGATCCTAATGACAAGAGCGTAGTATTACTTATTAAAGTAAATCAACATAGTATTCTATTAGGTGCAGATTTGGAGGTTAAGAATAATGATAAAGAACGAGGTTGGCTTTGTATACTTGATAACAGCCAAATAGTAAAAACATTGTACAATAAACCTGCTTTATTTAAATTACCTCATCATGGTTCTATAACTGGCTACCATCAAAGAATTTGGCAAGAGCTCACTGCTACTAATGCAATAGCCGAACTTACTTCTTGTAATCATGGAAATCTTCCGCGAGAAAATATGATATGTACTATTTTTGAACACACAAATGATATATATATTACCTCACTTCCAAAAGAAATGAGAATAAAAAAAAGAAATTTCTCTGTAACAAAAGCAATCTCACAATTTAATTCAACTGTTAAAGAACTTGCTTTCACTTACGGAGTCGTAGCCAGTTATATAGATTTCACAGACGAAAATAGTCATTGGCATGTAGAGGTTGAAGGAAATGCACAAAAATTAGACAAAAAACAGTTTAATTCTTAGAGTCTATTTAATAATAATAGTCCTATATTAAGCTGGTTAAATTAAAAAACTGAATCGTATCCTTGTTATAATTTTCATTATATAAACATTATAATGTAACTACTCAGCCCCTATAAGCTCTGATACTCAGCACTATTTTCCATTAAAAAGAATCGAGTAACTATTGTTTTTCCCTTTTTAATAGAAGAAAGCTTTTTTCTATGCAGTGAATAACAGATGATTAGATAGGCTGAGTAGTTACATTATAACAAGGAAGTTCACGTTGAATTAAAGATATATTAAAGAAAGATTTTTAGTTTACTTTAAAAGTGGTTGTATTCGGTATTTTCGCTCCGAAAGAGACAGGTCTTATCTTAAAGAGTCTAAGTACTATAATTAAGGAAGTGAGTTAAGAAAGTCCTTGGTAATCCTGAGGGCTTTCTTCATGTTCTTTATATCTTATCTAAAAATAAGATATGAAATCACAAAAATGTACAGTCTGTGGCCGGGAGACGGTATCTGTGATCAATACCGACGATGGGTATATTTGTTATAACTGCTACTCTGATAAAAAGAACCCTCCTAAGCAAAAAAGGCACCATGACAATGAGGAAGCCCGGATTCAGTCGGAGTTTTTCAATAAGGTTCCTTTATTCTTCCCGAACCTACCGGATCGGCTCCTTTTTGCAGTCCCGAACGGTGGTAGCCGGCATAAAATAGAAGCGGCTAATATGAAGCGCCAAGGCGTTAAACGAGGTGTAGCAGATGTGATCCTTCAGATACCGAAAAAGGGGTATGCTTCCCTTTGTTTGGAGTTCAAGACATTGACGGGAAAACAATCTCCCGATCAAAAAGAATACCAACGCCAAGTTGAAATGGCAGGTAGTAAGTATGTGATTGTTCGGAGCGTGGAACAGGCTATCCGGGAACTGCAACTGTATTTGTGTTAATTGATTACCCCTGTTATATTTTAGAATAAAAGTTATGACAGAATTGAAGTATGACCCTCGGAATTATCGCATCCACACAGATAAGAACAAACGGCTTATTAAAAAGAGCTTGGAGGACTGCGGAACGGGTCGTTCTATTCTATTGGATAAGAACGATGTTATTATTGCCGGAAATGGTGTTTATGAGCAGGCTTTGGAACTTGGGTTAAAGGTTCGGGTTGTAGAGTCTGACGGGAATGAACTGATAGCGATCAGGAGAACGGATTTGTCTACAGAGGATGAAAAAAGAAAGCTTTTGGCTTTGGCTGATAACCATACATCGGACACTTCTATGTTCGATTTTGCAGCCGTAGTTGAAGATTTCAGTATTGACGAACTTGGTGATTGGGAGTTGGAGCTTCCATTTGATGATATGCCGACGGATGTGGATCGTTTTTTTGAGGGAGCAGATAAAGTAGAGAATAAGAGAAAGACGATGGTTTGCCCTCATTGCGGAAAGGAAATAGAGCTATGATCTTATATCTTGCCGGTTATAAACCTTGTGCCAAACGATGGAACCTTGACACGAAAGATATCTATCTCTTAAGTTCTTTTTGGGAGCATAAATCGGGACATTATGGTGGTTATGTCTGTCAAGAGAAACATATTCTTGATAGCGGTGCGTTTTCAGCCTTTTCCGGAAAGAATAACAGTTTTGATTGGGATGGCTATGTCAAGAAATATGCTGACTTTGTTCTGAAAAATAACATTCAACGCTTCTTTGAGCTGGATATAGATGTTGTTGTAGGGCTGGAGAAGGTCGAGTATTACCGTAAATATTTGGAAGATCGTACAGGGCGGCGGCCTATTCCTGTTTGGCATGCAAGCCGGGGGAAGGATTATTTTATTCGGATGTGTGAAGATTATCCCTATGTTGCGATCGGTACGACCTCTGCGATGGAAGAGGGTAGGCGGATAAGAGGTAATCCCATGATATTAAAATGGTTTATCGATCAAGCTCACTCTGTCGGTACCCGTATTCATGGGCTTGGATTTACAGATACGATATTTCTTCCTTTTTTGAAGTTTGATAGCGTTGATAGTACGACTTGGTTGTCCGGTTCCAGATTTGGGCAGATTTATTTCTTCAATGGCAAGCAAATGATATATCGTAATCCTCCCCAAGGGATGAGGGCTAAGAATCATGATTTATCGAATAGACACAATTTTAATGAGTGGATAAAATTTCAAAGGTATGCGGAACGATACTTATAACAAGAAAGTCCTTCTGTATTCAGGAGGTATGGATAGTTGGTTGATAGACAAACTCTGGAAACCGGATATAAGGCTTTATGTCGATATGAATACCCGTTATTCAAAAGAGGAAATGAAGCGTCTTCCGGATGATACCATCATTGAGAGGTTGGATTTATCAAAGTGGGAACGTGAAGATAAGATTATCCCTCTCAGGAATATGTATTTGATCGGTATTGCGACGAACTATGGCGATGAAATCTGTTTGGGAGCGACAGCGGGTGACCGTGTTCTTGATAAATCGCCTGTATTTGCCGAGTTGTATGAGGACTTACTCGGCTATCTCTACCAAAAACAACATTGGACAGAAAAACGAACGATCAAGATAAACTTGGACTATAAAGCATATACCAAGACTGAGTTGTTGAAGCAATATATAGCTCAAGGAGGTAATATTAGTGAAGCGTTTAGTTCATCGTTCAGTTGTTATGCTCCTGTTGATGGGCACGAATGTTGGAACTGTAAACCGTGTTTCCGTAAATTTATTGCTTTTGCGTTGAACGGATATCCGTTTTCCATGGATGTAATCGGCAGGAATATATCTTATATAAAACATGAAATACTTCCTTTGATCGAATCTGGCGAGTATGGCCGGAAACGGGAGGAGGAAGAGATAAGACAGGTATTAACTCTTTATCGATAAAAATCGTATGTATACAGTAAGGAAGCGTCTAGAGATATCGGCGTCTCATCGTCTGAGTCTCTCTTATGCGAGTAAGTGTGAGAACTTGCATGGGCATAACTGGATCGTAATCGTTTGGTGCAGGTCTAAACAGTTGAATCCAGATGGTATGGTTGTCGACTTTGCCCATGTCAAGCGAATGATCCAGGAGAAACTAGATCATAAGAACTTGAATGAGGTATTATCGTTTAATCCGACAGCGGAAAATATAGCGAAGTGGATCTGTGACCAGATACCTCAATGTTTTAAGGTGATGGTTCAGGAATCAGAGAATAATATAGCGTGGTATGAAGAAGATAAATGAGATTTTTTACAGCATTCAAGGTGAAGGCTACTTTACTGGTACGCCAGCTGTTTTTGTTCGCTTCTCTGGATGTAACTTGAGGTGTCCGTTCTGTGATACGGAACACAAAGAAGGCAAGATGTTAAGTGATGATGAGATTATTGCGGAAATAAGGCGTTATCCGGCTTTGCATGTCGTATTGACAGGCGGAGAGCCTTGTATGCAGGTTACATATGATTTGGTTGATAAGATCAAGGCCACTGGCCGATTTGTTCAGATTGAGACAAATGGAACTTTGGTTCCACCTGTAAATATAGACTGGATTACGTGTTCCCCAAAAGAGGGCGGTAAAACAGTCGTGATCAACCCGAATGAACTGAAGGTAGTCTATACCGGACAGGATATGTCGCAATATGATAAATATTCAGCGGGAGTATATTATTTGCAGCCTTGTTCCGGCCGGAATACGAAGGAAGTTATTAACTATATTAAAGAGCATCCGAAATGGAAGTTAAGCTTACAAACACACAAGATATTGAATGTGCGATAAGAACGATCCTTTCTTTTATAGGCGAGGATCCTTGTCGGGAGGGCTTGAGGGGAACGCCGGATCGTATCATAAGAATGTGGAGAGAGATTTTTCGTGGATATGATCTGTCACAAGTGCCTAAAATAACGGTCTTCCCAAATGGCGTGGATGGCCTTTCTTGTGATAGTGTTATCGCGGATTCAGGTGGATTTTATTCAATGTGTGAACATCATATGATGCCTTTCTTTGGGAAGTATTGGTTTGCTTATATACCCAATCCGAAAGGTAAGATACTAGGCATATCGAAAGTTGGTCGTGTCGTTGATTATTGTGCGGCACGGTTACAGGTACAAGAGCGATTAGCGAAAGATATCATCGTGATGCTCCAAGAAGCGTTAGGTTCGGAATATCCACCTTTGGCGATGGGTATCGTATTGGAAGGGGAACACTTGTGTAAGTCGATGCGTGGTGTAAAGAAAGAAGGTAAAATGCGTTCTTCTTTCTATTTTGATAATGGAAGTTTACCTGAATTGAGGGCAGAATTGTCCCGATTCGTTAGTTTTGGTTAATTATGACAGAGAAGAATGAAGTAAAAAAGAAAAGTAGGGGGCGTAAATCTGAATATAGAGAAGAGTATGCGGAACAGGCTCTAAAACTTTGTCTGTTAGGTGCAACGGATAAAGAGATCGCTGAGTTCTTCTCTGTCTCAGAACAAACGTTGAACAGCTGGAAAAAGAAGTTTCCTCAATTTCTTGAGTCCTTAAAAAAGGGAAAGGCTGTGGCGGATGCGAATGTCGCTTCGAGACTTTACAGCCGTGCGATTGGCTACGATGCCAAGGCTACGAAGTTCGCTACCAATGAGGGCCGGATTACGGATAAAGTAGAGTATATCGAGCATTATCCTCCGGATACGACAGCCGCTATTTTTTGGTTGAAGAACCGGCAGCCGGCTAAGTGGCGTGATAAGAAAGAGGTCGAGAACCTTGTTAAGCTGGGTGATGAATTGGAATCGATGTCGGATGAAGAATTAGAAGCAATTATCCGTGGCGAAAAGGAGTAAAAGAGACATATTAATCAGGCAGGCAAAGGCAGCTACCATATTGCGTAAGCGAGAGGCTCGGAATGATTTCTGGGCCTACTGTTTATATCATGATCCCAAGTTCTTCGCTAAGCGTCTGTTCTTGAAGAAAGTGGCTGATGCTTTCACTCGTGTATATGAATCGTATGTGTCGGGTGTGATTCGCCGGTTGGCTGTTTCTATGCCACCACGTGCCGGTAAGTCTTATATCTCGTCTTTGTTCATATCGTGGATGCTCGGCCATTTCCCGGAAGAGTCGGTCATGCGTAACTGCTGTTCCGATACGCTGTATAACAAGCTGTCGTATGACACGCGCGATATTGTCCGCTCTTCCCGGTTCAAAGAGATATTCCCGGATGTGCAATTGCGAGGGGATAAGCAGAATGTGCACGGCTGGAGCTTGGAAGCTGCCCGGCAGGTGAGTTACTTCGGCGCCGGTGTAGGTGGTACGGTAATCGGTTTCGGTGCGTCTATGCTCGCCATGACGGATGACTTGTATAAGAGCTTGGAAGATGCGCTCTCTGATACCAACAATGAGAAAGTATGGTCATGGAAGCAGGGAACGCACGATTCCCGTATCGAGGGGAACTGTTGTTCTATTGATATTGGTACTCGCTGGTCGGCTACTGATGTGCTCGGCCGTATGGAAGAGATGGGGAAGTATGACGAGATCATTCGTATCGCCGCCTTGGATGAGAACGACCGTTCTTTTTGTGAGGAGGTACATACTACAGAGTATTACCATGAACTACGAGAGGAAACGGACGATTCCATCTGGTGTGCCGAATATATGCAGGAACCGATCGAGGCAATCGGGTTGTTGTTCCCTAAATCGGAGCTTAACCGATTTAAATTGGCTGATATTGAGGGCAAGCAACCGGATGGTGTTATCGGAGCTACCGATGTGGCTGACGAGGGAGACGATGATTTCTGTGCTCCGATTGCCAAGGTATTCGGTACGAAGTATTTCATTACCGATGTTTTGTTTACGAAGGATAATGTAGAGATTACCGAACCGAAGCTGGTTTCCTTGATCCTTGATACCCGTTGCGACAATATGCGTATCGAGAGTAACAACGGTGGTCGCATATTCGCTCTCAATGTTCGTAAGGCCGTGAAGTCAAAGAACGAGAAATGTATCATTCAGGCGAAACCGACAACAGCCAATAAGGATACACGTATCTTGTTGAAGTCTGGTTGGATTAAGAAGCATTGTTATTTCTTGGAAGAAAGCGAGTATAAGAAAGGTTCGGATTACGACCGGTTTATGAAAGCTTTGACCAGCTATAAGAAAGAGGGGGGTAACAAGCATGATGATGCGCCGGATGGTATGACAATACTTGCCGAGAATGTAGAGTTTATTGGGTTGTGCAAGGCTAACTCTGTACGTCGGGTAGCAAGAGGACGATAATTGGCAAAATGAAAGTGTTTTTCTGATATTTGTGATATGCGTTAGATAAAATCCCGATATTTTTCTGCCACATACTTGCGTTTTGATATGTGTTCTCGTTTTTTACATTTCAAAGTGAACTTGTTTAGACTGGTCGCATTGATAGCGAAAAACTATTTGCTTTTATATTTTAGCATAAAACAATTATGCCAAATATAAGTGAAATTCTTGCGAATGAGGATTTTGGGCAGGTAATCAGTACGTTATGTGTCGATACGATTGAATACCGGGAACCAAGAGAATATTACAGAGAATACCACGGTGAACGCCGGCGACGTAAAACCTCTGTCGGCTGGCGTGAACCGAAACGACTGAAGGTTTATTCGGAGACATTGAAAGATAAGAACGGGGAGCCGTTACGGCTGGAAGACAAGATTGTCGATGTGGCCCGTATCGTTACCAACTTTCCAAAGAAGGAGGTACGGACCTCTGTCGCTTTCCTGTTTGGCGGGCAAATGACGATTACAGGAACGGATCAGAACGATGGTTTTCTGGAGTTCAAGCGTGTATGGGAACGTCGGCTGAAGATGCAATCCGTACTGAAATCATTCGCACGCAAGGTACTTTCTGAAAGTAAGGCTGCTCTTGTGTTCTATCCGTATACTTCCAAAGGATTAGACGGCAAATTGATTACGGAGTTGAAGGTTAAGACGCTTTCTGTTCCTCGTAATGCAAATACCTTTTCTGAGTTTTATCCTCATTTTGATGATAACGACGATTTGGATGCTTTTATTCATCGTTACCAGATAAATTCTAACGGTATGCTCCGGAATAGTTGTACTATCTGGACAGCCGATAAGATTATAACAGCTACCGATGAGATGGGCGGCTGGGTTATAAAAGAGGTTCCGAACCTATTTGGTAAGATTCCGGTCGTGTATGCTGATGTATTCCAGCCTGAATGGGACGAAGTGGCCGGCATTATGGATGCACGGGAAATGCGTTTGTCCCGTATGGCCGACACCAACGATTATTTTGCCGAGCCGATTTTGAAGTCGTACGGAGATTCTGATTTGCCATCCAAAGAGACAACCGGTAAAGATATCAACTTTCCTATTAAGGTCGACGAGGTGACCGGTAAAGAATACCATGGTGATGCGGATTATCTGACATGGACCGGCTCCCAGCCGTCTGTTGATAAGGAACTGGAAGAAACGAAAAACGAACAGTATTCAGGCACATCTACTCCTGACCTTTCTTTTGATAATTTGAAAGGTATCGGCGATTTGTCCGGTGTTGCCCGCAAATTTATGTTGATGGATGCCACTATTAAGGCTAGCGACAATATGGAGGTATTCGGGCCGGTAGTTCAGCGTTGTATTTCGGTCGTGCTCGCCGGGATTTGTAATATAACCAATATCAAGTATCGTCCCCAGTTGGTAAACAACTTGATTGATGTGGAATTTGGTTCTATACTTCCGGATGATTTGGCTGAAACCCTGCAAACCCTATCCCTTGCCAATGGCGGTAAGCCTATAAATGCTCAGCGTACAGTTACAGCTCATTCTCCTCTGACAGAAGACTTGGACGAAGAAATGAAGCTGATGGAGGAGGAAGAAGATACGGCTGCGCAACGCAATAATATGGTTGGTCTGACAATGGGATATGGGGAATGAAAGAACTATCATTTCATGAACAACAGTTCCTACAGCGTCTGTTCCGGCAACAAGGCAGCATAAAGTATTCGTTTGACGAGTTTGTCCGTAGGGTTGGGCCTCTTTTGGTTAAATGGTCGGATCATGGTGGAGACCGGGTGTGGATAGGTAATGCTACCATAGAGAAGCAAATCGAACGGCTGTTGGATGATTTGCATAGTCAGCTAGTCAGCAATATATCCAATACGGCGACCGATGTCTGGAATTTGGGGAATAAGAAAGCTGATGAGCTTGTAAAAGGCTATATCAAAGATATGGCTATATCCGGCACGTTGAGAGATAAGATGTTTTCCCGGAGTGCCGACGCTCTGAATACTTTGCTGAAGCGTAAGGATGAATTTGGTAAAACCATATCTTCCCGTGTCTGGGATATTACGAATGGGGCAAAGGATAACCTGGAGTATTACCTTTCTTCGGGTTTGTCCTCCGGCCGTCCAGCGGCCTTAATTAGTCAGGATATACGGCAATTGCTTAATAATCCAGAACGAAGGTTCCGGCGGGTAAGGGATACGGCTGGGAAGCTGGTTCCATCCCAGCCAATGAAAGACTATCATCCGGGGCAGGGTGTTTATCGTTCGTCTTATAAAAATGCCCTTCGATTAGCAGCAACGGAAACAAATAAAGCGTTTCGTACTGCCGACTATGAGCGTTGGCAAAATATGGATTTTGTAACAGGTATAGAGGTGGAGCGTTCGCCGACGAATCACGGGCCGTGTCCTGTGTGTGATACCAAGGCTGGCCAATATCCAAAGGATTTCAAGTTTACAGGATGGCACCCGTTTTGTATTTGCATATCTACTCCGATTATGATGGATCATGAGGAGTTCGCTGAATGGTTACTAGGTGATGGAAAGCCAAAAGATTCGATTAAAGTAGCGTCCGATAAAGCGAGATTTAAGGAAATTAAGGAAAAGGCTTCTTCATTAAAACAAGCTGTTATCCGGAATCCAGATTTTCAGAAAGACATTCAGATTACCGGTCGTAGTATAAAAGAGTGGTTGAACCAGCCTCATAAATATTACGAGAAAAAAAATGAAATGCTTTTGGATATAGCTTCTGTGATAAAGAATGCTGAATATCTTGGAGAAGGTTCTGATAAACATGACCCGACAATAAAAGCGCATCTGTTCGAAACAGAAATTAATAACGAGAAAAGTTGGATTATCGTTCGTGAATCATTCGACGGGAAGGTAAGGTTACATAGTATATCTGATAGCGATAATATATTGAAACTTATAAAAAAGAAGAAGTGATTTTCAAATAGCCCCCTTAGAACTGCAATCCAAGGACTTGTTTGTAAACCACTTCTTTTTGCAAAAATATAAATAATCTTCTAATTGTCTAACGATTTCGGAATTTTAATCGTCAAAGTCGAGAATAAGCTGTTTCCCGTTGGCCTTCCATTGTTCAAATGAGTAATCGACTGTCATGTTCATTTGCTTCGTTGCCTTGGCTAACTTGTTCTTTGCTTCATGAAATTCTTTTTTCAGAATTTGGATACGTGCCCAGTCTTCCGCTTGTCGCTTCTGTTTTTGATTAACGAAGCTGGCGTAAGAGGCGAAGTATTCGTATAGGACATGATAACATTGCATCCGATACGTTCGGACGGCCTCTTGTGCTTCCGGCTTTACATTTTTTGGATTGATGGTAAATAACCAACCGAAGATGAATTCCATAGGTAGGCATACCATTTCTCTTATTTTTCCATCAGCCGCAACTGTTGGCGTCAGGCCAATAGTTGGACCAAGATCTTCATCATCTTTCAACTTTTGGAATTGTCTGGCATAATCAATCCCAAATGCCTCACAAATCGGTTTGATTGGAACCAGCTTCTTTGCATCATTACCGGCCATGATAGCCACATTGTTTACTTTCGCGATCTCTCTCGTGTTTAATGCTAAATTTGTCATATTCTCGAAAAAAGCGAGGGCAAAGGGGATTCTGTAGTAAAGTGGCAGTTTACAGAATACACCCAATGCCCTCTAAATTTCCTACTGACGCAACTGCCACGTAACGTCTTTCTGAGATAATATATAAATCAGAAAAACTTTTTCCTGTGACAGTTGATGATACCTTCTATACTTTCGCTTTTTGCGCTTGTAGCTTCGAATTTAATTTCTCTGCCTCCTTTTGCATATTTTCGGAAGCATGTTTGATGTAGTATAGCATTCCCTCGGTTCTACCTATCTCTCGGCCGGTATTGAATGCGGCTTGCAGTTCAGGAGTGGAGTATTTGCCCGTTTCGTGGGTGGACGTTGGTTGTTGGGTACTATTATTTCCCGACAAACAATTCTTCGATGGATTACGCATATCTTTTAAGAATGTTTGTTTTGTCTAAAAATAAAAACGGTTTCACCTTTCCCGTTGCGTTACACCATCGAGGCAGTGGGGTCATTAAACCACCACACGGGGGTATGAAACCGTTATATATGCTTAATCTACGAATATAAAAATACCCGTAGTAACTAAATTAGGCAGCATATCCACCTCGATGTATGTAACGCATCACAAAGATGAGCACTAATTCTGAATCCCACAAGAAAAAATAGAAATACCTTTGCGTTTTCATCTTGTTGTGCTATTTTTGCGTTATGTGGAAAGAGAAATTAGGAAACTATTTGATTGATGTCTCGAAATATATCTTTACAGGTGTAGTGGTAGCGTCTTTATTCAAGGATATGGAAGATAATAAGTGGTTGATTTATGGCCTAGGCTTTACGTCTTCTATTTTAGCCTTAATAGCAGGATTGGTATTAACGAATAAGAAAAAGGAGGATAAGTAATGGGAGCTATAATTGGATTCGCCGTGATAGGCATACCTTGTGCCGCATTTTTGATCTATTGCCTTACGCCTTCTGGCAAACAGTGGCTTAGATCCAATCACATGATTTGACAAGATATATTCTTATAGGAATAATTAGAGATGAAAGCCTGCCGGTTGTCCGGTGGGCTTTTTTTATACCCGGTATTTTCTTCCCCTCCCTTATATTTTAAACAGAAAACTCTTATGACAATTTTAGATTTAATCAAGGCGGCATGTAAGACAAAAGGCGTGCCGGAGAAGTATGCGGAACGTATTCAGAAGACGTTCAAGATTGAGAAGGCCGAAGGAATGGAGGCTTTCGTGGACCTGTTCAAAGAGAATATCCTTCCGGCAATCCAGGAAGCGGAGAATGAAGCGAAGAACACGGCTGAAACGGCTGCTGTTGCCGCTTACGAAGCTAAACATGGATTGAAGGATGGTAAACCGGTAGAAGATCCAGATAAGGACAAGGATAAAAAAACTGAAGAAGAGTTGTTGAAGGGGCTTAGTCCGGAAGTCAGAGCTTATCTGGAAAGTATGAGGAAGAGCGTCGATGATATGGCTAAGAAGGTGGGCGATTCCATTACAAACTCAGCGAACGAGGCCAAGAAAGAAACAGTCCGTAAGCAGTTGAAGGATGTCGGTCTTCCGGATAGCTGGCTGGGACGTGTGGAATTGGCTTCGGAAACCTCTATCGAGGATCAAATCAAGGCGCTTTCCGAAGAGTTTACCGGAATCCAGCAAAAGGCGATCGATGATGCCGTGGCCCGTGGTGATTACGCTCCCGGTTCCGTGAATCTTCCGGAGCGTTCCGAGGCGGATTGGGCGAAGCTGATGGATCAGGATGCCGACAAGAGCGCAAATAATCCCGGTGTGGTGAACCTGGGTATTGAATAATCCAAGAAAAGTGTAACGTTATGTACAGAAAAAGAGAAAGAGAATTCCAGTATCCTCCCGGAATTGAAAAGATTATTGAGGATGTGATTGGTGGCGGGACGATTGACCGCAGAGATTTACAGAACGCTTTGTTCAATGGCAAGGCGTTGGACGAACTGCCTCCGATCGTGATCGTGGTGAAAGATCCGGAAACGGGGCTGTATCATGTATTGAAAACAGCGTTGGTTTCAGAAGCGGCCGCTGCCGATGCGACAGCGTATAAAGTGGCCAAGAACCATCTGTTTGGTGTGGGTGACTTCGTGACGATTGGTGGAGCTTTGACAGGCGCGTCCGATAAGATCACGGCTATTGATAAGAGTAATGCGGAGTTTGATACGATCACGTTGGAAGCGACTATCGGTGCTGCCGCAAAAGGTCAGGTATTGGTTCAGGCTAAAGACAAACAGGCTGCGAAAGCCGCCAAGTTGCCTTATGATGGCGAATTGGTCATCACGATGAATAAAGTCGACTTGACTGTAGCCAACCAGCAGTCCGGGTTATTGGTAAGAGGTACGGTAAACGAATCCTGTATGCCGTTCCCGGTAGATAAGGACCTGAAGGCATTAATGTCGTTTATCCGTTTTGTGTAATCCATTAAAATCAGATATATGGAAAGAAGTTTAATTAAGCAGGTGAATAAAAAGAACATGGCGGCCCGTCTGAATACCCGCCATGTGAAACCGGTCGTTTTCCCGAACTTCTTCGGGGTGAAAAGAAAGACCTCGTTGAAGTGGGAGACTCTGACCGGTGAGAAAGGCGCTCCGGTAATGGCAGACGTGATCTCTTTCGACGCTTCCGCACCGCAGAAGACCCGTGAGGTGATCAGCAAGCTGTCCGGCGATATCCCGAAGACAGCCGTCAAGCGTGGCATGAACGAGAGCGATTACAACGAGTATAAGCAATTGGAACGTGACGCGCAAGGTGACGCGGACCAGTTGGCATTGTTGAATCTGGCTTTCAAGGATCAGGATTTCGTGTATAACTCCGTTCGTGCCCGTTTCGAATGGTGGTGTATGCAGCTCATGAGCCGTGCGGGTTTCCATTTGTCGGCAAAGAACAATGGCGGTGTCGTTACGGCTGAGTTTGTCGGTTGCGGTATGCCGAAGAAGAACCAGCGTAAATCTACTACGGACTGGAGTAACGCTACAACGGCTAATGGATTGCAGGATATTGAGGATACGGTTGTGGCCGCTTCTGCCGAAGGGGTAACGATCCGGTATGTCGTAATGCACGTGGCTGATTTCTCTTTGCTAAAGAAACAGAAATCCACGTTCGACACGTTAAAGGCATGGGTTAATTCGTCCTCCAAGATATTGGTGACAAAGAATCTCATCAACGAGTATCTGGCCGAGCAGGAGATCCCGGTGAAGATCATTACCGTGAACCCGGCTGTCCGTATTGAGGATAGTGCCCATCGTCGTAAGACGATCAATCCTTGGGAGCGTAAGCGTGTATGCTTCTTGGAGGATTTGAAGGTGGGTGACATTCAGCATGGGCCGATCGCCGCCGAGTCTTCCGCTACCTTGCAGAAAATCGCTCTCATGGTTAAGCAGGATTGGATCTTGGTAACCAAATGGTCTGAGCTGGAACCGTTCAAGGAATGGACGAAAGCGGAAGCGAACGCTATTCCTGTCGTGAACGATCCGGACGCCATGTTTATCATGAAAGTTGATGGTAAGGATTGGAACGTTTCCGAGGACACCGAGGGTACGGATGATATCCCGGCGACATTCTTGGGTGAAACCGTCGAGCCGGAGGATCAAACGATTCAGGATACTGAAAACGGAGAATAACAATTATGGCTAAGACGATTCGAGATACGATACTCGCTTATCCCGGTCTGGCTGACTGTGAAGATTTTTTGGATAACGTTGTTTTGCCGGGACGCGGTTTTGAAGGTACGGAAGATAGTAAGACGATCGATATCCAAAAACAAAAGCTGGTGGCCGCCGACCTTTATTCCATGGTCGGCGGTCTGCCGGACTTCACGGAAAACAAGCTCTCTATCACGTATCCCCGTGCATGGTATGACGCTACGGCGAAACGACTATACCGGGAGGGAGGAGAACCGGAGAAAGCGGAATTGATAGGCAATAAGATCGAGGTACCCAAAGGAAGGGCGAGAAACAGATGGTAAAGCGATATTCACATACTGCGATAGTGACGATTCAATCCTGCCAATTGGTCAAAGGGGAATGGGTTGCCGGTAAACCGACGGAAATAGAGGTCGCTGGGCAATACTACCCGTCCAATAGCGGACAGCAGTTGAAACGGAACGTCGATGGAAGAGAGTTCATCGTGCATGGTGAGTTTTCGACCAAAGCCCGTCCTGTGGAAAACGCGAGGCATATCCGGATTGACAGTATCGCTCTCGATGTGGATATCATTAGCTGGGAACCGTTTCAGACTCACTCTGTAATCTATGTGTAGCTTATGGCAAGGAAAGGTGGTTTGACTCCGATGTGGAGTGATAGGGAAGTGGAGCGCTGGTTCGATTACTATGTGGATCGGGCGGAAGAGAGGATATACAAGTTATTGCAACGTGCCGGGGAAGAGTTCGTGAAGATCGCTCGAAAAAAAGGGAACTATCAGGATCATACCGGCAATCTTCGTAGTTCAATCGGCTATGTGATCGTTAAGGATGGCGATATATTGACCGAGAACTATGAGCAATCCACGGAAGGAACGGATAAACAGACCGGTATTAGGGAAGCGAAACGTTTGGTTTCCGAGCTGATCCCTCTTTATAAAAGGGGTTGGGTATTGATTGGTGTAGCCGCTATGCCTTATGCCAAGTATGTGGAAGCAATCGAAAATCTGGATGTTATCTCTGTTGCCACGGAACATGCCGAGGATTGGATCAAGAAACAGAGTCGAACGTTATTTGATAAACTCGCTGAGAAAGGATATTGAATATGGCAGATCAGTTTGATATAGTGGATATCGTATATAATGCGGTTGAGCCGGCGAGTACGGGCTTTATCCTGTATAAGGATCAATCCGGCGATGGCGAGAAAAGAAATCATATCACGATCCGCTCTCTGGCCTTGAATGGGAAAGATTATGTCAACAAGGGATCGATAAATATCAATATCTTCGTCAAGAGACCCTCGAAAGGCGTATCGGATCGACAGTTGATGATAGAGACCGTACGAGGCGTGAGGTTCGTGTTGCGGGATATCAAGCCGCCGTTGGGGATGTATTGGAAATCTCGGATCGTCTGGTCTGAGCCTATGGGCGAGGCCAAGGATGGCTTCGATTGTACGAATATTAGATTAGAGGTTATAACAGAATTAGATTAGTGATATGGAAAGAAGTTTAGCGCTGGATGTGGCGTATTTAGGAGTTGCGGAGCCCGGGGATGGCGTGGCCGGTACCGAGTTCACCCAATGCGTTGACGTGGATACGGTGACGTTCAATTTCTCGGACGCCAAGGAGCTTAGTTTTACGTCCATGGGACATGAGGATCCTTGGGCGGTAGTGAGTCGGAAAGGAGATCCTTCCAGTATAGAGTTCACCATCCCTTCTCCCACGAGCGACGAGATGAAAATGTTTTGCGGGGGAACCGTTTCCGGTGATAAATGGGAGGCTCCCTTGTCTACGCCCTCGATATTGAAGACGATCAGGCTACAGAGCCTGCCGTACCAAGGTAAGTTCACGGAATATGTCTTTGTCAAGTGCTCTGTGTTCGGGAAGATCAGCCAAGCCCCGGATAAGGAGAATTGCGATCTCTTATTGGTAAAGGCCACGATCATGACACCGGTATCTGCGGCTGGCAAACAAGCGTCCCCGTATAGCAGGGCGGTGAAGGCCGTATCGGAAGACCCGGAATGATGTTTTTTGTTTAGGTTGTCTAGAGCCTCGGTTTTTGCCGGGGCTCTTATATTTTAGAGGAAAATCATGGGCGTAAAGCGAGTACTACAGATTGAGAGCGACGTGGTGACAAGTCGGTCTGTCGTGATTCCTTTCGAGTTCAAGCCGGAGACGATCCCGGCGGGTAAGAACGTTGGTGATAGTATCGTTATCACCCCGATCACCGTAAGGACCGGGTTTAGGATACGGCCGTTACTCTTACGGATTGACAAGGCGGACAAGGATGCTATCGTGGCTCATAAGGATGTTACGTTTGATAGTGTACTGTCGGAGTTGATGGCGAAATATGACGAGTTGATCTTTGAGATCGTATGTTTGGGTATCCATAACAAGAAAGGGGACATGCCCGCTTGGTTCCGGGAGGTACTGAAGGATAATTGTACATGGGAAGACCTGTATATCCTTTTGAACGCTATTCTCTTTCGTCTGGGTTGTAACCCTTTTTCTCGTACTATCATAGCTTTGGAAGCTGTGAGCCCGTTAAGCGAAGAGGAGATAATAGCCCTTCAAGAAAACAACGAGACTTGGGTAGGTCGGAGCCGGTGACGCAAAGTAGCTTCATGTTCCTTGTACTATGTAACGAGGCGTTCGGGTATACGCATGAGCGGACATTGGACAGCGATCTGGCGCTTGTCATGTCCATGCTACGGGAACATGGTTACTTGGTGAACGACCGGAACAAATCACTGCTCGTGGACGATGATGAATCCGGGGATAATCATGGCGAGTGGGTCGAGGTAATCGATTTCGATACGGGAAAAAAGAAAAGGGTTCGAAGAATGAACCCGGTATGATATATATTACTTTGCGTAGAGAACGTTTGTCATAGTGATTTTGGTTGTAAAAAAACCGACGAACCGTGAGGCTGGTCGGTTTTTGTTCTCTGTAAATGTGTCAAGATCTTCAGAGTGTCTGCTCGATAACCAGAGCGGTGTCTTCTAGCGAAAAGTAATTGGGTAACGTTCCCGATGGGTTATACTATCAATTTCAAGATCAACATCGATAGCATCCCAACGCAACGAATCCTCGTCCGGCATGGTCACGTCCAATACATCCGATACTTTTGCATTTCTGAACCAAGGGTATCTGTCATACGATAAATAATATTCCTTCCCTCCTACGAAAAGGAGGATACCGTGTGCATTAATCATTGTTACTCCCGCAGGGGGTGTTCCATTCATTTTTTTATTATATCGAGGCCGGACAAGCTGCATGAGAATATTCGTTGATATCTATAAGATGGATATTCAAAACATCTTCAATATCAAAAAGAGTGCTGGTTGTAAAGTTGTGGTCACCTCTTAACCATTTGGATATTTCAGAGGGACGTTTACTCATTTTTTCGGCAAATTCCTTTTGGGATAGACCTTTCCTTTTGATACCTTCCGCAATTTTTACGGCAAGCATCATACGTCTTTCCATGTTCTTGGCTCTTTTCGTGTCTATATTGCCAAGTACTGTATCCAAAATAGATGTATTGTTCATATTTATTCCTCCTTCAATTTTAAATTACCTAAGAAAAAACCGTTATCATCGAGATGTATATCCTTGTTTTTGATGGCTTCTGATATGATTCTGGATATTCGAACCACTGTTTCAGCTTCTTTTTTTAAGGAAGAACTTTCTTGATAAGCTCTAATGTTTTTGGGTTTGTATCCTCCACCTCCAACAACGATAGCAACGTTAGCAAATCGAATACAATAGATTCTTAATTTTTTATCAGAACTATCAAATAGGGCGCAGACACCATCGCCGGGTTTCCCTTCGTTTAGCTTAAAAAAATGTTCGGCTGCCCCAGTTTTTGTAGCCATAATTTTCAATTTAGATACGATATCTTCTATTTCGGTTGGGTATTCAGAATAGTTGTTCTGAAGAAATTGTTCAAAAACGCTCTGATCCTCTTGGCCGAGAATAACAGAATATATCTGAGCCTTTTTGCCTGACAGTTGCTTTATCTTGATAATCTCGAATTCCACGATAATTTTTCTTTTTACAAAAGAACGAAGAAAAAGCGACAAGGCAAAAGAAAATGTCGAAAAAGATAACTTATAAGTGAATTTTTAACGGTAGACAGTCTCACATGAAAGGCTGTCCTATATTTTACCATAAACGCATTATGGGAATCAGGAATAGGGATGGAGCGCTGTATATTGCGACTGGTCTTGATAACTCCGGCTTGTATGAAGGAAAGCGTGAGGCGATGGGAATCATAAAGACATTGGCTGGCGAGATCACGTCTTTTGACGTATTCGGTGGTATCGGTATCAGCGCGGCGACGGCGTTTGCCAAGGCTGCGAAGAGCTCATACGACTTCGAGAAGGAGTTCCGGAAGAACATGTTGGAAGTAGCGACCATTTCCACGCAGGTAACGGATGATATGACCGGTTTCATGAATCAGGTCATGTCCATAACTCAAGAGATACCGATCAAGGCTCCGGAGGCCGCCAAGGCGTTATATAGCATTGTCTCCGCCGGACATGACGGGGCGGATGGTATGAAGATCCTAGAAGTTTCGGCTAAAGCTGCCGTGGGAGGACTTACGGAAACCGAGACGGCAGCCGATGCCATTACAACGATCCTGAATGCTTATAAGATGTCTGCGGAGGAAGCCGGTACGGTCTCGGACCAGCTTTTTACAACCGTCCGGTTGGGTAAGACTACATTTGGCGAATTGGGAGCCTCTATAGCCCAAGTTGCTCCTATTGCGGCCGCATATGGGATTAGTATCGACCAAGTGTTGGGTGCTGTCGCTTCATTGACCAAGCAAGGAACGCCGACGGCGCAGGCTATGACACAGATCCGTGCCGCTATCCAAGGAACCGCTGGAGAACTTGGAGACGCCGCTTTCCAAGGTCGTACTTTCCAAGAGGCATTACAATTGATTTATGAGAAGGCTGGTGGTTCCGCTTCCAAGATGAAGGAAATGCTTGGCACGGATGAAGGCTTGGCCGCTACACTGGCTTTGACTGGAAAGAATGCAAAGGCGGCAGCAAATGATTTGGGAGAGTTGCAGGGCTCCTTGGGTGCGACAGAGGCTGCGTTTGAGAAGATGGCTGACGCCGCCGATAATCAGCTCACGTTGTTGGCGAATAATGTACAGGCTTATTTGCGCCCAATGGGAGAGAGGATATTGAAAGAGGTGTCAGATATCGCCAAGGCGTTTAATGAGGCTTTTGAGAACAATGATATCGAGGGGACGATATCGAGGGTTGAGGCATTGGTGAAAAATGCGGCGGGAGCGTTTCTTTCTTATAAAACAGCTATTTTGTTGGTTCAAGTGGCGCAACGATCTTATATCAAGACATCAGCTTTGAGCAGACTGGCGACGATTCAGCATACGACCGCAACCGCGCTGCTTACAGGTGCTTTGAAAAAACAGGCTGTCGCAATGTTGGCCGCCGGAAAAGCTGCCCTTGCGAATCCGTATGTCTTGGCCGTGGCGGGTGTTACGGCCCTTGGGTATGCGATCTTCAAGCTTGCGACACAGGCGACGGCATCAGAGAAGGCATTGGATTCCCATAACAAGAGGGTCGCAGAGATGAAGGACTGGATAGAAGGCATGAGATCTCAAACGGATGAACTATTGAATGCTTTGTGCGACGATAACAAGTCCATGTTACAGAAAGTGGAGGCATACGAGAAATTACAAGCCCTCTATCCGGATGAACTGAAAAATCTATCCTTGCAAAAGTTCATGTTGATGGATATGACGGAGGCTAATAAGATGCTTTCTAAATCGATAGATGAGCGAACCATGGTCCAACAGCGCGCTACCGTAAACTCCATAGAGGATGAAATTGCAAAAAATAACCATCGAATCTCCCAGCTAGACAAGAAAAGTTGGATTGATACCAGCTTTTCGGAGGCATTTGAGTTACGTCGTTTACGAAAACGGAACGAGCAGTTGAAGATTGAGCATGATAAAGCGGTTGAGATAGTCGTACAAGGATTGAAGGCTCGTACGAAGGCGGAGGTGTTAGCTCGTAGCCAACAAGAGGAGGAAAAGGCGAAAATAGCTACACCTATTGATAAAAAGGAACTAGAAAAGCGAAAAAAGCTTCAAGACGAACTCCTATCCCTCCGCCGGCAGAACCAGCAATCCGAGATCGATCTGATGAAAGAAGGCTCCGCAAAGAAGATCGCCCAGATAAACCTAGACTATGACAATGAGATCGCCGCCATACTTACCAAGGAAAAAGAGTGGAAAGACGTTCAAGGCGGCAAACTGACTAAGGAACAGACCGTGGAGATTCATACAGCCTTGGTGAACTCATATGTCAAACGGGAGCGATTGACCTCTAATGTAAATAAGGAACAACTGGAGGAAGAGAAACGTGCCATGAACGAGTACCTGAAAGAATATGGCTCATATTTTGAAAAGCGTCAGGCTATCACGGAACTTTATAACGAGAAGATGGCCAAGGCCACTACCGAGGGCGAGGAGCTGTCCCTTGGTGAAGAGATGAAGAAAGAGCTGGCTGCCGTCGATGACGAGGCCCAGAAGAAAACGTCCATCATCACCAAGCTATTCTCCGATATGAGCAAGAGAACGGTGACCGATATACGGTCTATCTCTAAGGAGGCGCAGGCCATGCTTGATTATATCAATGAGGGCGAGTTCAAGACCGGTTCCGACGGAAACGGGTTGTTTGGTTTGACCAAAGAGCAATTTGATATCCTCTCGAAGTCCCCGGAGAAGTTACAGGCCATAAAGGACGAGATCGCCAACGTCAATAAGGAGGCCGATCAGATGGACACGTCTTTAAACAAGGTATCGAACGGTCTTAAAAAGGTGTTCTCAGCCGGTGATGACGCTAAGAAGCTGAAAGAGGGTTTGGCGGAGATCGATGCTGGCATGAATGATGTCATGCGAGCCGGACAGTTCCTCTCCGACACGTTCTCCAAGTTAGGTGACGCTTTCGGTAGTGACCTTATGTCCGATATTGTCGAAGGCTTGAATGTGGCCATGGACGCGGTCAACTCCGCCATGGACGGGGCGAAAGCCGGCGCGATGTTCGGACCGATCGGAGCCGCCGCCGGTGCCGCTATCGGGGTGGTCACATCCCTTGCCTCCTCTATCGCCAAGATCCACGACGCTAGGAACGAGAGTCGTATCCAGCGTTTGCAGGATCAGATCGACACGTTGGACAAGTCGTACGACAGATTGGGTAACTCTATCGAGAAAGCCTACTCCAAGGACGCCTCCAAGCTTATCGACCAGCAGAATAAGCTATTGGAACAGCAAAAAGTGCTTATCCAAAACCAGATCAAGGAGGAGGAGGACAAGAAGAAAACCGACAATGACCGTATCAAGGAGTGGCGGGACCAGATAGACGAGATCAATAACACCATAGCGGATAACAAGGAGGCCGGCAAGGACGCTATTTTCGGTAGTGACATAAAATCGGCGATCGACGATTTCGCCAACGCTTACGCTGACGCGTGGGCCACCGGGGAGGACAAGGCACAATCGGCCAAGGATCTCGTGAGGAAGATGATAAGGAACATGGTCACGGAATCGATCAAGGCCGCCGCTTCCGATCCCATGAAAGCCATACGAGAGAAATTGCTCGAGTTCTGGTCCGACGATTATATCAGCGACTGGGAACAGGATTATCTGGATCGGAAGGCGCAGGAGCTGGCCGACGATCTCGACCGTAAGTTTGGTTGGGCCGACAAATATTTCAATACCGGTAACACGGTAGAGGACGACGACGGGCGTACGGCCTCGTCCAAGGGCGTTGGTTCCATCTCCCAAGACTCTGCGGATGTCATAGACGGTAAGATGTCGACCCAACTTATATTTTTAGATAGGACGTTGGTGCAAGTGACGGGTATAGCCGACCAGATGCGCTTCATCTACGACCTCCAGACAAGGGGCTGGAAGAATGTGGAGGCGATCAAGGACCTGTCCGGGAAGGTGTCGGAGAACACGGCCAAGGTAGCTGAGATCTCCGGACGTATAGAGGCCCTGTCCGAGAAGATAGAGGCCAACACCAAGTCGGCGGCCTCCGGTATAAAGACTATTAACGACAAGGGGATATTAATGAGATCAAGATAATGATGGAGACGGTTAACGACATAATCAAATCGGCCCTCTCGCTCGGGGCGTGCAGTGGTTCTAACGGGGTGACGGACTGGAGAAGCCTCGTGTGGCTGTTCTTCAGCCCGCAGGGGCGTGAGTTTTGCGCGGAGAATGATTTCCCGTCGCTAGACATGTTCCGTGGCATGGCCGGTCACGTGATGCCCTACGGGGTGTACGTTGACTCCGGCCACGTGGACGTAACCAATCCCGGCAATATCGCCGTGATAGGTGATACGGACGCGGTGATAACGATAGACGATAACGAGCGTGTTCACAAGGTGATCCTCATGCATGGCGGCAAGGCTAGGGTCGTGGCGAGCGACTACGCCGTGATCCTGCTGGTGAATATCGGGGGAGAGGTTGAGATAAACAAGGATAATACCGTGGTGATCTTATGAGGGGTGAGTTATACATAGACGGCAAGGACGCCTACACCGATTTCGGCGTATGGATCACGGAGGGAGGTTACGACGGCCTTCTCCCGTTCCCCGAGCTGGTGGAACCGGATAGGAACGACTGGCCGGACGAGGACGGCATAGAGCCGGACTTGGAAAAGCCCACCTTGAAACCACGGGAGCTCAACATCACGTTCGTCCGCAGCGTGGACGGAAGATCCGCCGGCGCTCTCGTTGAGCACCTATCGAAGTCCGGGTATCACCTCTTCCGTATCCCCTCGCTGGGCAGGGAGTGGAGCTTGCGACTCATCCAGAGCCCGGCATATGAGGATTGGGACACGTTGGAGGCTTTCACGTTACGGTTCGCCGAGGATCAGCCCGTAAGACCCTCGTCCGTGGCGATCCCGGAGGGTAGAGCGTATGTTCCTCCATCCGAGTACGAGCTGGACGGCGTACCCTTGGATCGATACGGCGTGATGGTGACGGAGGGCCGGGACGAGATCATGAGATCTCCGACCGTGAAGACTAACCTGTCCCGTACGGTACTGGACGTTGACGGTAGGATCTACGATGCCGGCAAGGTGGTGTATAATAGCAAGGAAGTCACTCTTAAATGCTGTCTCATCGCTGGCTCAATGACGACATTCTGGAGTTGTTACGACGCTCTGTTGAATGCCTTGATCCAGCCGGGCGAGCGTTCGCTGTACGTGGATTACAACGTGGAGGAATACCCCTGCTACTACAAGAGGACATCCGGATGGAAACTTGAGAGCCTCCGGGGGCGTGTGGTGGTGACATTCAACCTCACGCTGGAGTTCACGGTGTTCCGGATGGATGGTGTCGATTACCTGCTGGCTACCGAGGCCGGGGAACTGGTGGTCACGGAGGACGGGGAGTATTACATAGACTTGAACATATATGCCTAAAAAGAAGAAGAAAATATCGGAACTCGCGTTGGCTGACAGCCTTACCGGTCTGTACACGATCGGTTGCAAGATCATAGACGGCATACAGACCAGCGTGAAGGTGAGCCTCGGAACCATCCAGACGGCTTACGAGAACATGCTCACGGAGATCTCCAACGCCCGTGCCGCCACCAAGGCGGCCAATACGGCGGCCTCCAACGCTAACACCGCCAAGCTGAACGCCGAGGCGGCCACGGCGAACGCCATCACCGCAACGAACGAGGCGAGGGCGGCCACCACCAACGCTAATGCCTCCGCCACGAAGGCGAACACGGCGGCCACGAACGCCGATAGCGCGCGTGTAGGCTTGGAAACCTTGAAAGCGAACACCGAGAAGGCGACGCAAGCCGCCAACACCGCGGCGAGTCTCGCCAACGATAAGGCCGTTTACGCCAATACGCAGGGTAACTTCGCCAAGACACAGGGTGACCGTGCGCAAGAGCTGGCCGACCACCCGTGGAAGGTTGGCGATGACGGCAACTGGTGGAAATGGGATCTGGATGGTGACAGGTATGTCGATACGGGCATCCTCGCTAAGGGAGGCGTCTTGTACCCGACCTTCACGATCAACCCCGCCGACATGACGCTGGTGATGTCCTACGAGGACGAGGTGTCACCAAACCTTGTCAAGCTCAACCAAGAGACCGGTGAGCTGTATTTGAACGTATGACCAAAAAAAGGAAGGAGGAATATATAATGAGTCAGATAGTATTGGGAAAGGTGGCGTTCGTCGATAAGGGCGTTTATGCCACGGCGAGTACGTACAACACCTTTGATTTCGTCGTCACGGATGATAGCTGTTACCTCTGTGTCAAGGACGGAAACAAGAACCACCCCTTGACCGATACGGCTTGGTGGAAATGTATCGCCCGTGGTACGCAGGCCACGGAGGCGGCCCAGACGGCCTTGGCCGAGGCTAACAAGGCAATCGAGGCCACGAGGAACGCCCTCTCGGCGGCTGGCTTGGCCAACGCCAACGCGCGGGAGGCGAAGAGGCAGGCCGACTTGGCCGGTCAAGCCTCAGAGGAGGCCCTTGCCGCCGCTGTGGATGCCGAGGCCATGATCTCCGAGGGCAAGGCGCAGATAGCGTCGATGAGAGCCGCCGAGCAATCGTTGATGAGCCAGGCGTTATTGGCCCCCACGAGGATGGAGTTGAGATACGTCAAGAGGATAACGTTGGGGAATACGGTGGCTCAAAAGATAGTTGTAAGTCTTTTCCCAGCTTATGTATTACCTAATGTGATATTTCAACAGGCGTTTCATTCCGGTGACGCGTTGTACGTTGACCCACGTGGAAATTTGACCGTGCGTAAGACCGGCACGGCGACGATCCACGTCATCCCGGCCCAGAACACCTCGTTAGCCCAAACGATAGAGATCGAGGTCACGGCCCCGGTTATCCGCAAGACCGGTAGTGTGATGAGATTTTTATCCGGTAACCGGATACGAAAGGTATAATTGTCTAACATTTTAATATACAGAATCATGTCATTAACAACAGCAGAGGAGGAGAAGGTACGCGCCATCATCACGGCCTTCGATAACGGCAAGACGATTGACCAGCTGCCCTTGGCCGACACGAACCAGCCCTCCAAGTATTTGATCGAGGGAGTGTCCAAGGAAACGGGCGAGTCAGTGAGGATCCCTTTCGCCGACGCGGTATCGATCGTGAACAAGCACATCGCTATCCGTCGCTGGAAACGCGGTCAGGGCACGCCAGTCGGCGAGGCTTACGGTAATATCGATTTCCTGCGGGATCTTCCCTCCGTGATCGGTCTGGGTTGCTACCTCGTGTCCGTTGACCGTAGCCGGCGTAAGCTTGACCCGACGAACCACCGTCGTTTCGCCGACGGCAGTCCCGCCGCCTTGGACGGCACGATGGGCGATTACCTGTGGTGCTGGAACGCCCACTACTACTCTTGGTGGGTAGACTCCACCTATTATTACGAGGCCGTGAGCCCGACCCCGATCGAGGGTCATTTGAACTATTATATCCCGGCTGGGGGTACGTCGGCCTTGGGAGCCGGCGTCATGGATCGTACGAGCGGCACGTTGGTCTCCGTCGTCAGCGACGATCCCCGTTATCGTGGCGGGAACAACGACGCGACGAGGGACGGCAAGCACAACACGCAGCTGGGCATGGTTGCCACGAACATGAACGCCTCGGCTTTCGGCACGGCCGCCCGCAAGAAGGGTGATGGCTGGGAATCCGGCTGGTTCGTCGCGAACAGCGTCGTCGGTTATCTCTACCGCCTTATCATGGGTACCCGTGATTGCCAGTCCGCGTTGAACCCGGTAAAGGACTCCAATGGCCTATATCAGGGCGGTACCGGTAAGGGAGTTACGGAATGGTCTTGGGATCCTTGGTCGAGCCATAACGGTGGTTATCCGATTATTCCGACGAGCGTAGGGATCGAGTTGGGGGACTCAGTCGGCGTGAGCGACTACGCCGTGAAGGGCTCGGACGGTGGTACCGTCCACCAAGCGCACGTCCCTTGCTTCCTAGGCTTGAAGAACTTCTACGGGCATATCGGTCTGATCGAGCGTGGCGCTTTGATAAACAAGCTGTCCGACGGTAGCGGAGATTATTATGTCGCCCCGTCCCTTTACTCGGCTTTCAACATTAACTCGATCGAGGGCCTGATAAAGGCCGCGAAGGTTCCTAAGAACGATCCCAGTGGCTGGAAATATATCACTGAGCTCAGTATGCAGAATCTATGCTCCGCCCCGACTGTCGCCTCCGGTAGCTCCAGCACCTATTATTGCGACGGTTGGTATAACGACAACGCTACATCCGGCCTTCGCTGTCCGTTCCGTCGTGGTCTTGCGTACCACGGTGCTTATGCTGGCTTGGCGTGCCTCTATGGTAGCAATGCGGTCTCGTACGCTAGCGCCTGCTGGTCGTCGCCCCTCTGCTATTTTGCAGAGGACGTAAGCCCGGTCCCCGTGCAGTACTAGCGTCCGCCGTGTCCTTTGTGTTCGGGTGTGCATCGTGTCCATTAGGGTGCGAAGCGCCCGGGCACCCAAGGCACGGAGTGCCGCATCTTAGTTCTTTGACATGTTGTTTCCGTTCCTGTTTTATTTTTCCCGCCGTAAGGCGGTCGCACTTGAAAAATTAAATATTACCTTTGTTCCGCCTATTGATTAGGCGGGTTGTCTTCTCTGACGTCCTGTTCCGGCCTTCGCTGTCCGTTCCGTCGTGGTAATGCGAACAACGGTGCTAATGCTGGCTTGGCGTACCTCAATGGTAACAATGCGGTCTCGAACGCTAACGCCAACTGGTCGTCGCCCCTAAGATATGCCGCTGATTTATTCAGTAAGAAGTGGAAAAGAGACCCTGTCACTTGACAAAAAATCAAGGCTAAAGGTATAGTCCCGGTAGGTGTAAACCGACGGCTCATGACCTGATGGCAATAGCAGACACCGGACACTAAAAGACACTTGGGACACCATGAGGAGAAAAGGTGACTTTTCCGGGGACATAGCCCGGAAAGAAAATTATTACAAGGCTTTTGATCATGCCAGCAAGAATAAGCATGGCAAGAGGGCCATAATAAAGTTCGAGGCGGACTTGGAAAAGAACCTTTCCGATCTCCTATACTCTTTTGAAAACGGGACGTTCGTGACCTCCCCGTATCGTTTCATGACCGTTCATGAGCCGAAAGAACGTCTTATCGGGATGCTCCCTTTCCCGGATCATGTCCAGCATTGGGCGATGCTCAATGAGGTGGAGGATTATTTTACGAGATCCTTCTCCGCGTATACCTACGGAGGGGTGAAAGGACGCGGTCCCCACGCCTACATGAGGATGATCCGGAAGGTCCTGAGAAAATATCCGGAACGTACCACCGACTATCTCCTGTGCGATATCCACCACTTCTATCCGACCGTCAACCATCCGGTATTGAAAAGCCAGCTCAGAACACGTATCAAGGATAATCACTTGTTGGAGAGGCTTGATGAGATCATCGATAGCGTCGAGGGGGATACCGGTATGTTTCCCGGCACGAAGCTGGCGCAGTTTTTCTCGCTTGTCTATCTGTATCTTTTCGATCACGATTTGAAACGCTGTTTCTCCATAAGGGATTGCCCGGCCTTGGTTGAGCGTTACACGAGAAGGTATATCGAGGAGAGGATTGCCACCGCCAAGACGGACAAGGACATGGAGGAGTTATCCAAGGGGATCCAATACCTCTCGGACAGGTTCAAGGGATATCTGAACCGTCTGGATTTCTGTTACCGTCTCGCCGATGATGTCCTTATACTACATGAGGATACTGTTTTTCTTCATTTTGTAATAGAATGGATCGGTCTTTATTATGCGAATGAGTTAAAGATTAGTCTTAATCCAAAATGGAAAATTGGTCATACAGTAGATGGGATTGATACAGGCGGGTATGTACATTTCCCCGACTTCTTTTTAGCGAGAAAGCGTAATAAAATCTCTCTTTGTCGGCAGGTGGCTAAATTAAGAAAACAAGGCCTATCGAATGAGGAAATACGGCGAAAAGCCTCGTCCCGCATTGGATTCGTACAGCATGCAAATACAAGTAACCTATTAAATAAATTAGGAATGGAAACACCAAGGAAAAGACTGGGAAACGTGATAAGGAATAAAAAAAGCCCGTGGGAGGATCTTCCGGCTGATCGTAAGATGAAATTCGAGGACATCTTGTACGATACCCGTTTATCGGAGGATAAACGAGGCCCGGAGGATGATAAACTCATAGAGTTGATTGATTATAAGATTGAGGATAGCAAGATAGAAAAGAATGAGGATGGAACTCCTAAAAAGTGCCTTGCTATTCGTTTTAAATGGAAAGAGGAGGAGCATTACGCTTTCACCGGTTCCGCTGTCTTGATCGATCAGGCGCTCACGGACTTCTCTCATGAGGACTTGCCGGTGGATACCGTGATAAAGGTGCTCACCAACAAGTTCGGTAAGAAATTTTTCAGGTTCACTTGACCCGTAGGGATCGCTCTTGGCCGATCCTCCCGGGTCGGCTAAAAACATTTAAATATATGGAAACAAGAGCGATTTACACGGAGAGAAAAACATTCGTAAAATACGATGACAACCATTACCTATTGTACCTTAACGAGGAGGTATTGGAGAACCACGTTCCGGAGAGCCACGCGGGCGAACCGGAACCGGAGCCTTGCACGGCTTACGCCTATACCGGCACGTGCGAGGATGGCGGTACGCTGGTCGAGGCGGCATCCGCTAGTTATGACAGTCTCGTATCCGGACTAGTCCGGAAAGAGTACTCCGCCGATCGGGTAGAGGCTATAACGCTTAACAAGCTAGGATCCAACGCTGAGAGGCAATCCGAGTTTGACGCTGAGTTCGCCGAGCTGGAGGCCTATCGTACCACCTGCAAGGCGTTGGTGAGAGAGATCCTATCCCGTACCATCTAATATCCCCTGCCATGATAATATACGATAAGACAGGCAAGGTATTGTTGGACATCCCGGTGGACGATGACAGCTATCGTTACCGGGCGATAGCGCAAGCGAAGAAGGTGGAGCTGCGTTATTCCCTCGTGGATCACGTGGAGCTACCCACCGGGGCGTATATCGAGTATCAGGGGGAAAGGTACACGCTGTGGTACCCTTCGGATTTCAAGAAGGAGGGCACGAGGGTCTTCGACTATACCGTCACCTTCGGCGGTAACGAGGAGATCCTGAAAAAATATAAGTACAAGCTGTTGTCCGACAAGCCGTACAAGCTCAAGTTCGTCATGACGGCCACGCCGAGGATGTTCGTGGAGCTGCTGGTGGACAACCTCAATCTCTATGATTCCGGCTGGACGGTCGGCACGGTGATCGAGGCCCCGGAGAAACTGCTGTCGTTCAACCACGAGAACTGCTGGTCGGTATTGGGGCGGTTCGCGCAAGAGTTCGACACGGAGCTGGAGATCGTCGGAAAGACAGTTCATTTGCGCAAGGTGGAGTACTTCAAGGATGCGCCGGTCGCTCTCAGCTATGGCAAGGGAAACGGCTTCCTTCCGGGTGTCGGTCGCGCGAACCAAGGCGACAACCTCCCCGTGGAGATATTGTACGTGCAAGGCGGTGAGCGGAATATCGATTACTCGGCCTATGGCAGCCAGACCTTGTTGCTACCCAAGTCACAAGAGCTGGAGTACCAAGGCCGACGGTACAAGACGGACAAGGACGGGATGTACGTTACCCGTGCGGACAAGCCCCTTTCTTCCTATAACGAGGACAGCTATGACGCGAGCGACATCTATCCCTCCCGTGTCGGTACGGTGAGTAAGACCGATACGGAGCCGGGCAAGGACACGGACGGGAACGATGTCACGTTCTATGATTTCTACGACTCGTCAATTCCAGATAACCTGAATTTCGAGGATTGCCTGATCGCCGGCCAGACCATGACCGTGATCTTCCAGACAGGGCGTTTGGCGGGCCGTGAGTTCGACGTAAAGTACGTACATGACGGCCGTAAGTTCGAGATCGTCTCGTCCGAGCAGGATGGTATGACGCTGCCGAACGCCTCCCTGTATCCGGAGGTCGGCGACAAGTACGCTGTCTTCAACATATCCCTTCCCGCCGCCTACGTATGCGACAACACCACCAAGACCGGGGCGAGCTGGGAGATGTTCCGGGAGGCGGTACGCTACCTTTACGAGCGTGAGGAGCGGCAATTCACCTTTTCCGGCGAGCTGGACGGAATATGGGCCAAGAAGAATTGGTTGGCGATCGGCGCCAAGCTGGTACCCGGCGGTTATGTTGATTTCAGCGACCCGCAATTCCAGCCGGACGGCATCCTGATCCGGATCACCGGGGTGAGGGATTACATCAACAGGCCCCACAGCCCGGAGCTTGAGCTATCCAACACGCCGGTAGGCGGTTTCCTGTCCGATGAGCTGGGAAAGCTGGAGAGCGAGGAGGTGGCGAACGAGACACGGCACAAGCAGGCCGTATCGTTCACTCTTCGCCGTTGGCGTGACGCAGTGGAGATGCAGGGGATGCTGGAGAAAGCGTTCAAGGATTACGGCAAGGGGCAGGCGATGTCGTGGCTTCGCACCATGTCGGTATTGGTGGGGCATGAGTCGTTGCAGTTCCGTTTCGTCAACCGTATTCCCACGGCGGACGGGCAGTCGGTCACCGAGGTGGATCACGCCTTCACGTATGACCAATCGAAACGTACGCTTACCACCCCCTCCGGGATCTTGCAGCACATGACGTTGGGTATAGACTCGCTCGCCCCCTCCCACAAGGTGACCGAGTACAAATACTGGAACGTAGCGGCCTATACGTCTCCCTATCTGGGAGATGACACGGAGGCCATGTATCTATACGCCCGCTGCGCCAAGTCGGGATCGGCGGGCACGTTCTTGTTGAGTAAGGAGCCGAGGGAGTTGGATGATGGCTCGTATTACAATCTCCTTTGTGGCGCGTTGAGCACCGAGGTGGACGGCCAGCGCAGTTTCTCCACGCTTTACGGCTTCAGCGAGATCGGCCCGGGCTGGATGCGGCTAAACAAGATCATCAACACGGACGGCACGCAATATTGGGACATGCTCTCCAAGGCGTTCCGGATCGGCGATGACAACGCCTTCCTCTCGTACGACCAACAGAAAGGCCTAGTGCTGAAAGGCAGTATCTACCAATCCCCATCGGGCGAGATCGACTATCCGGAGGTGGATCGGGGCGCTTACTCCGGGTCTCTCGTCTATTATCCCGGCGACAAGGTCTCTTACGATGGCAACGTGTATAAATGTACCTCGCAAACCACTCCCGGCGTCGCTCCCACGAACACGAGGTTCTGGAAGGAGCTAGTCGTGAAGGGTGAGGACGGCAAGCCTGGAGCGAACGGATCGGACGGAAGGGATGGGATCGATGGGGCGGACGGCAAGGATGGCGCGCAAGGTCCTCGTGGTGACCGTGGCCCCCGCTGCACTTACCGTGGCGATTACGACTCAAGTACCACCTATAACGGCAGCTCGCTGATAACGGATGTCGTGTCGATCAAGCAGAGTGATGGCACACGCAAGTACTACGTGGCCAAGGTGGATGACAAGGAGCCTACCTTCAAGGGAAAACATCCGACCAATACCGCCTATTGGGACACCTTCGGGGCGAATTTCTCCAGCGTGGCGACCGATTTGCTGATGGCGCGGAAGATAGCTGCCTCGGAGATTGACGTGGAGGAGATCTTCGCAAACTTGGCAAGGATCGGAAACTTCACCATCACGAACGGGTCACTGGCCGTGGATACGTCCGTCTCGGATCGTACACAAATCACCTTCCCGCAAATGTTGACTATCGGGAAGACCACGCAGTTCGCCGGGCAGTTCGGAAACCGTAGCTCGTGGGGCGGTGTGTTCTTCGAGGGATTCGGTCCCTATTTTTACGACATGGGGGTAGAGAAAGTGTTGTACAGGGAGGGCACGGGGGTCGTGTTTAACGCCCCGGGCGGGAGATATCCGTTTCTGGGGGTACGGATCGATAACGGTAACGGTATCTATGGTTGGAACAGTCCCGGGAATATAGCCAACCTGTATATCAACAAGGACGCCGCGAGCACGGCCCATGTGTATATCACCAATTACCAAGGCTTGACCTCCTCGGACATCCGCCTGAAGAGCGTCTTTTTCGATGTCCCGGGCGTGCTGGACAAGCTGGAGGGCATATCCGCCTTCTACTACACGATGAAGGAGGACGAGGACAAGATCCCTCGTATCGGCGTATCGGCGCAAGCCGTGCGTGAGGTGCTTCCCGAGGCGGTGCAGCTCATAACACCCGACAACGGGGATTCCTATTATGGCGTGGATTATATTCAGATGCTGACCGCCTTCGGGATCAACGGTATCAAGGAGCTTCACACCAAGGTCAAGGCATTAGAGAAGAGGGTGGAAGAGTTGGAGAACAGGTAGAAAATATTATAGGCCTTTATTGGGGCGGGCAAATAAAAGCCCCCGTATATATTAAAAGAAAACGAGTCATGGGAGTTGATTTGAATACGATATTGGCGATAATCGGCGCGATGGGCGGGGTCGAGGGGGTAAAATGGGGCATCCGTGCGTGGGTGAACCGTAAGACGAACGCACGTATAGCGGACGCTCAAGCTGACGAGGAGGAGTTCAAGGCTCTGCGTGAGTATAACGAGTTCTTGCAAAAGCAGTTGTCTGAGAAGGAGGAACGGTTCGTTGAGCAGACCGGACGGCTCCGGCAGGTGCAGGACGAGCTTTTCACGTTGAAAGAGAGCTACTCGGACGTGAAGATAGAACTGGCTTTAAAGAGGTGTGAGAAAAAGAAATGTGGCGATCGTGAGCCGCAGAACGGTTATTAATGAGGGAGGATAAGGAATGAGAAATAACAATTTACCCCGGGGATTACGTAACAACAACCCCGGGAACATCAGAAGGAACAGCGATGTTTTCCAAGGCGAGAAGACAAGCTCTGATCGAGAGTTTAAACAATTCAAGTCGATGGCATACGGTTACAGGGCGATCTTCAAGATTCTGTCTAACTATTACCGGAACTATAAGCTGGATACGATCCGCAAGATAATAGGAAGATGGGCACCGGAAAACGAGAATAATACGAACGCTTACATTAAGGCCGTATCTGATTATGCCGGTATCCCTGCCGATGATCCGATCAACATTAACGATCGTGAGCAAATGATCCGGATTGTGGCCGGGATGAGCAAGGTGGAGAATGGGAGAGAGGCTGATATGTCGGATGTGATAACGGGGTGGAGCTTGTTATGATATCCGATGAATTAGGGTTTTAACAATGGGTTCTTTGACAGGATGGGATAGCCAATAACAAATAATTTCTACATTTGTGATGTGAAAGTTATATGTTATGGAAGAAAATAAAAACTTAGGTGAAATAGTCATCTTTAATACAGATAGTGGTGATGTGAAAGTGCAAATAGATGCCATTAACGAAACTATTTGGATGACTCAAAAAGGAATGTCCGAATTGTTTGATGTTAGTGTATCGACAATAAGCAGGCATATTAAAAATATCTTTGAAGATGGTGAGCTTGAAGAAAAAGTGGTTGTTGCAAAAAATGCAATAACCACTGAGCATGGAGCTATTGACGGGAAAACTCAAACGAAGGAAGTGACGTTCTACAATCTTGATATGGTCATAGCCGTCGGTTACAGAGTTAACAGTAAACGTGCGACCCAGTTTCGTATTTGGGCTACAAAAACACTTCGTGAATACTTGGTAAAAGGTTATGTTCTTGATGATAATAGATTCATAAAAGGCCAGTCGTTGACTTATTTCAAGGAACTGTTAGATCGAATTCGGTCGATACGTATATCCGAAAGAGTGTTTTACCAGCAAATCAAGGATATTTATATGTTAAGTATAGACTACGATAAAAATGACCAGACAACACTTGATTTCTTTGCGTCCGTACAAAACAAGCTTCTTTGGGCGGTAAGTGGAAAAACAGCAGCGGAATTGATTTATTATAGGGCGAACGCAAAGTTGCCGATGATGGGACTTACCTCTACGGAGAAAGAAGGTGTTGTTAAGTCTTCAGATATTAATATCGGTAAGAACTACTTAACGAAAGATGAGCTTGACAACTTGAAATTAATAGTCGAGCAATACCTATCTTTCGCAGAGGCCCAAGCTATCAACCATATACCGATGAGGATGAAAGATTGGGAAGACAACCTTAATATTATCTTAACGATGAACCGTAAGAGCATCTTGACTGATTTAGGTAAAATATCAAAAGAACTGGCTAAGAAAAAGGCAAAGAACGAGTATGCTTTATATAAAGAGGTTCAAAAGGAGCAAGAATATTTGAATAGTATAAAAGAATTGGATAAGGATTTAAGGAGTTTAAGAAAAAAGAACCCTCCTAAATAGCATATAACTTTACATTTTATTGGAGAGTTTGGCGGCTATCCCATCATGGTTTAGTCGCCTTTTTCGTATCCGGGCGGCATCCAAATACGGGTACAATCAAATTTTTATAATAATGAAACCTAGATGCATTGTATTAATAATGGTAGGTATCCTCTCCCTGTTTGGGTGTCGAACTAAGATTCAACCTGTCGCTATCGAGAACCGTACCGACTCGATCTACATAGACAAGTTGGTACCTTACCCAATGCCAGCCGATAGTGCTTCCATACGTGCGTTGATGGAGTGTGATGAGAACGGCAAGGTTGTTCTCCGGTGGCTTGATATAGCAAATACAAGAAATGTGCAGTTGATGTTTACGATAGACAGTTTAGGGAACGTCATATCAAATATGGTAGTTCCGAGAGATACAATCTATCTTCCATCTAAAGAGGTATATGTCGATCGTAAGATACAGGTCCCCTACCTAGTAGAAAGGGAATTGTCGCGATGGGAACAATTCAAAATGGACGTTGGTGGTTGGGCTATTGGTGCCTTCTCTTGCCTCATAATATTGGGAATAGGATATATTATATTCTGGCTGATACGTCGAAGGAAATAGTTTTATACAAGTGTGACCGTCTTACCAGGGGGTAGGACGGCTTTATATATATTTCAGCTATGAAAATTTATTTAATTTTCCGTCCTATTTTACCTGAAAGATTTGACATCGTGATTTTTTTTAATACTCTTGGTATAAAAAATGATATTACTATAGAGAGAATAATCAGTAAGGTTAGTGTCACAAAGATGCACAAAACGAATAACACAGGGTGATTAGAGGCATTTGAGGTGATGGAACAATTATAATGTTCATCTATTTTTGTTATTTTATTCGCTATATTAAAACAGATAAAGAGTAATGCCGAAATCCATGCAAGAATCACGAAAAATACAAATACAAGACTTAATTTTTGGGTTGAATAACACCCTCTAAAGTATGTGTCTTTAGGTAACACCTCATTATCGTTTTTTACTTCCTCACTGAAAACAAAAAGATAAGGATTATATGTCTTGCATAATTCTATGCATTTCATCCAATTATTTATCCAAAAAACATTACCCTTAATCGAAAAAAACCATGTGAGACTAGCTATTAGCCCTAAGATAGAAATAATAACATTCAAGATCTCATAATTGTTACTTAAGCAATAAATGCCATTTAATTGGCTTTCGATGGATGTTGTGCTAGTCAACAAGGTGCAATATGCAACTAATAGAGCTCCATTAAATAAGGCGAAATAATTCATAGAATGTTGATGTCTGCCAACTTGAAATTGATATGCATTAATGGATTCTTTGTACATAGAATGCTCATTTTGTTCAGTATCTGACATTATTTTCTTCTCAAAATTGTCAGATATTTTAGTCTTATCTGTATGGGCATTGGAATTGATATTATTTGTAATTTCTACAAAAGCCATATTTCTTTATTTTTAAGGTTGCATAATTAGTTTAACATTTGCAAAAATATGATTATTTTGTGAATTTAGAAATAAATACTAGGAAAATAAGTAAAAAAAGAAATTTCTCAGGTTATGAGACACTAATTAATGTGTCCATTGCAAGGTGGAATCTAAAGGAAGCCGTAAGCAAATTCTCGGCCAGACGAACAGGAAGCGGATATATCGAACGAGTTTGCAAAGCAACACAAAGTCCAAAACTGTCTGAGGTATATGGTGTAGATCGACAGGTATATAGAATGAAAGTTGTCGTTTATAACCGGGGAGGGCTTACGGACATATATGGTCTTCAATTTCAGGTGTTATCTTCATATTGCTAAATCTTGATGGACGTTTAGACTTGTCGGACAATTCCGACTTGCCTTGTTCTTTCTCGCGATTTATCCAACGGTATAACGTGGAACGGGCAATCCCACACCGAAGGGCAGTTTTTGTCACAGAACCCGTTTCGGCGTATAGCTCAAGCCATTTTTGGCGCATCCGTATTTTTCGTATATCTTCTTTCATGCTACGAAGATACGGATTAAGATTTGCCTACGAAAAGAAAAAGTGTAGCGTATCTATTGATACTTTACACGTTAGTAAAACCTCTAACCTTTCTACTAACGCAAACACGTGGCAAACCGTATAGCAGGAGCTGAGAACCCTCTTTCGTGCTACGATTGTTCTTGTATTGTAGGAATGTTAGAGGTCTCGAATATCAAAACAGTAACCTCCCTTCCTTCTTGTCCATCACCGCATTGAAAACACTTTTGTAGGTCTCATACAACTCCTTCCGGCTTTCCGGCCCCGGCCAGTCGGCGAAAGACTCTCCGGCGAAGAATTTCCAAGCGAAGATCCGTTTGGCTTTTTCGGACAACCCTAACAGGTCGACCATATCCCGGATATCCTGCATACGTTCCCGGATATACTCGGTACGGTCAATACTATCATCGGGCTCATCAATAATGTTCAGTCTTCGCCAATCCACATTCTCATCTACCGGGATAGGCTTGTATTTATGCCGGTAGGGAGACGTGTCCGAGGTAACGTTCAGCTTTATCATTTGCAGGATATACCAGTCAAGTTCGGTATATTTACCTTGCTTGGCTTCCATAAGCCGGGAGAGGTGTTCCAGAGGCTTTTGAAGTAGCATACACATTACCTCGTTCAATACGTCAATAGCTTCACTACTCATTCCGGCAAGTGAGCAGTGATACTTAGCGTAATCCAGCCACCTGTCGTAACGTTTCTCAATATATTTATTCAATGCCTCACTTGCCATAGTTGTCTTTATTTGATATATTTGTCGCAGGTTGTAATGGGGTGGCGCTGTGAGGCGCTGCCTTTTTATTTATTCTCTTTGTTAGTCTTTATCTCTCGCTATAAAAATGCCACCTTTAGTCTCCTCTCTTGTTCTTAGTCAAATCGATCATGTATTCAATACCTGCATTGAAGCCTTTATTGAAACCATCTTTAAACTCATGATTTGATATTCCATGGTAGTAAGCCGAGCCGAAGCACAAGGCGAAACCAATGGCTATCAATACCATCCCTGTTCCAAAGTATGGATAAGCTAGGGATATATGGAATGGCTTGAACTGGATCGATATCCCAGACGTGAGAATGAATATTAGCGAGATCATTCCGATTATTAACAATGATATTTTAAGCATTTGAACCTCCTTTGTTTACATTGTGCGACATATTCTTTAATCTTGTTTGACTTTTATAATCCTTACATCCATAAGCGGCGAGATTAATGGCGTGCGTACCTATTCCTTGTCCGGAGAAGCATGGATAACGGATACATCTTACGCATTTCCTTCGTGGATATTTATTAGCGTCCTCCCGTTCTTTCAAACGGTTGATCCCTATGTATTCCTCTGCCATGATTATTCCTCCTCCTCGGTCTCGTCGAATATCCGGGCCATCATATCGACGATGTTTGTTTGTATATTGTCCTCCGCTCCAAGCACGGCGTTGCTTATATGCTTTTTCTCCTCGATGATCCTGTAGAGCTTCTGGTCGATGGTCTTGCGGCCAAGCAGGTAATAGCAATTCACGGAGTCCTTTTGACCGATACGATGCGCCCGGCTCTCGGCTTGGTCGCAATCTGCGTATGTCCACGGTAGCTCGATAAAAGCGACATTGCTTGACGCTGTCAACGTGATACCCGCCGCCGCGGCCTTGATGGAGCAGATGATGACGTCCGTCTTGGGATTCCGTTGGAAAGCGTCTATGGCCGCTTGCTTTTGTTGCATGTCCTGCCGTCCGGTGACACACACCGCCGAGGGAAACGCCTGCAGAAGCCGGTCTACGATCTCATGCAGGTTACAGAAGAGGATGATCTTCTTTCCGTTCTCCCGGAAATCTTTCACGAAATCAATCACCTCTCTCAACTTACCCCGGGCCGTTATGTCCTTCAATATGCCGATTCGTACCATGACCTCGCCTTTCAGCGATTTTTGTACCTTCTCATCGTCGGCCTCCTTGTATCGTCTCAGATAATCCACCAAGTCACGTTCGGCGTCTTGGTATTCCTTGCGGTTGGTCATCTCGCAGGTCACGATCTGTCGTACCTTGTCGGGTAATTGAGTCAGCACCTTGGATTTTTCCCTCCGGAAGAAACAATGCTTCCAGAGCATGAAATTGAGCTCTTTCAAGTTCGAGGCCCCGTGAGGCCCGGAGCAATAGCGGCTCGTGAAATATTTCCAGCCTCCGAGATCGTTCATCCGGTCCATGATAGCGAGTTGGCATATAAGATCGTTGGGCTTGTTTACGACAGGGGTACCGGTCAACAGGATGATCCACTCTTTTCCGGCGGTGATGCCCTTGCAAAACTTGCTTTGCTGGGTAGCCGTTGATTTTACCTTATGGGATTCGTCAATGATCACGCTCTTGAACAACTTGATCGTATTATGGAACTCCACGTCTTTCAGCGTCCATTTCTCCGATTTGTTGATTCGGCGTACGAAATACTTCCGTAGGCTCTCGTAGTTCACGATGAACACATGGTTCATGCCCGTTTGCCAGAAGAAGGGCCATGAGGTCCGTACCGAATCGGTCAATACCATGGCTTTCTTGTCCGTGAACTTGTGCCATTCACGTTGCCAGTTGATCTTGACCGTATTAGGGCAGATAACGAGACAGGGGAAAGCGCCGGCCTTGTTGATTGTGGCGATACTCTCAAGTGTATTGTGCGTTACAATATAATTATTTGTCAGATACAAATGATCCGGAGCGGTTACGCTTATACATACGGAATCTTCCTCTCTAATATATTCGATAGACGAGATATACCGTGAACAATAGTTTGTTTTTTTGATGTCCCATTCGGCGGCTTTCCGTTCAAGATAGAATGGGCAAACCTTGATCCTCACGTTTACTTGAAATTCCACGCCTTTACCCTCGTTTCGCCTGTCGTATCTGCGTATGATGGCCTGTCCTCCAAGGGAACGTACTAAAAGGGCAATGTCACGCGCCATGCCATAGGAAAGGGTACTATAGGTGATCCTGTTTCTTTTTCCTGATCCATCCGTATCCATCAGACCGCGTAAGAGGTTGATGCGTTGCTCTACCGATCCGTGCATGTATTCGTATGGTATGAATTTCTCTACACTCGGTTTGTCAGCTTTGAGTCGTTTGATCTCTTGGTAAAATCGATTTTCGTGGACTGTCGGATTCTTTGTGATGTTGTATCGCGGGCATGTGGCGTAATCGTCCCGTACCAACAGCATATCGCTAGGTAAGAGTTTTCTTACCCTGTCGGCAATAGCCGCATCCATGTCCGGTGTAGAGAAAGACAGGCGCCCATTGCCATTGCAAAGGTGGCCGTCTCCCAAAAGTACCCCCATGATGTAAGGATGAATGATGTATAATCTCTCCTTGTACTTCACAGGTTCACACATTGGGATTTCCCATTTCCGTCTTGTATGGTTATGGCCAAAACCTTTTAGGTTGTAGGTCACGCCGGAATCCATGATCTCCTGTGTTGTCTTGGTGATCCATCCTTTCCCCTTTCTTCTACGGTTGGCATCCCGGACACACCATAGATGCTCTGGGCCGCATTCACAGGATACGCCATCAGAGAACGTCACTTTGAACACGCGGCGTTCTTTTTGCGGGTACACGCCACTTACGGTATATACATTTCCGTCCCTGCCGAATATCTCGTCCCCAATTTGTAATTCTCCAATCCTCCTAAAACTGTTTGGAGTAGCCACGTAACTACTGACTGGTTGTTGTTTGCCAAGTCCCATGTCGTCCCCATTGATAAATCGTTTTAGTTGTAAGCCTCGTGCGATCCCTTGCAGTTGATAGGGGTAAGGTTGTATCTTTAGGCCATGATCCTCGTCCAACTCGGGCATGTCCGGTATTTGATAGGCTATGTCCTCGTCGGTCTTAGACTCGTTCCCTCCCCAGTTGACGGGTTCGAAGTGCCTCACGTAATAGGTGAGCTGGTCTAGCTCCGCCTTGCACTTATTGTTGGCCGGGATCATCCACGCTCCAGTAGACTTGTCCCACCAGCGGACGCTGACGGCTGTCTTTAGCTTGTCAACGACCTGCTGGCGGTACCTGTCAAACCTTACCGCGTAGCATTGTCCCTTTTCCGTGTTTTGTAAAGTGATTTGCATAACGGTTGTTTTTATTATTGGTTAGGCGAACTCGTCGAAGGCTTTCACCTCCTCGGCGATCTCCTTGATCTGCTCTTTTTTCTTCCGTCCCCGTTTCTTGGGCTTCTCTTCCTTCTCGCCCGTGATATCCGATTCCTCCGGGGTATCGAAATCGAAGGATTCTTGCTTGATGCCATATTTACCTTCGAACAGATAAGCGTCCACCTCGTAGCTACATCTACCGATGGCCTCTTTCAACTCGGCTCCGTAAAGGTACCCGTCGCCAGACTCGTCCTCGTATTTGGTGAATGGGACGGAGAGGTTAAGGATCTGCCCGCTCTTCAGGAGTTTTTGCGCTTGGATTGATACGCCGGCTGATTCATCATTACCGCCTTTGCTGTATCCGGTGACGATGATATTCTTTAGCTTCTCGTTCAAGTCATCGTTGGAGGGATTGGCGACATTGACCAATGTAGCCTCGTGCATCTCACAGATTTTCACTACGTGTGGCTTAAGCCGGTTCAATGCGTACAGTAGATCGGGGTGGATAAACTGCTCCGATTCCTTTAGGATGTTGTTCTTGTAGTTCGCTTCTACGAACTTTTCCGTATACTCCGCCGTGAGCTGGTTGTTCTTGATCTTTACTTTCTGGATCTCGTACACGGGTTGCTCTTTTACTAATTCTTCCATGTTCTTTTAAAATTTAGGATTGTTATAACTCTGAGGCGCTAAGGCCATTTCAGCTTTCGCCTTGCTAATTATCGTGCGACACCATTCCAATTGGTGGGTCGCGGTACGGTTCAATCTATCACACCAGTCGACTAGGTATTGCTCATCCTTGCACAGGCTGTCGATGATAGCGTTTATGGCCTTTGAGGTCGCTCCGGCCCGTGAAGCGGTTTCTCGTAATGTATCGAATACTTCCGATTTCTTTTTCCCGTTCAGGTGATATTTGGCATCGGCCAGCAGCTTCCCGGTTCGGGCGATATAGACGGCGAGGTCGTTCCCACGTAGGACAGCTTCTTGTACGTCTTCGCTCATTGTGATATTCAGGAAGGCATCTATGGCGGCCAGTTCCTCGGATATCTTGTCTGTCGGTGTGATATTGAGATTCATGATTTTTATTTTAAGATATAATCGTTGCCACAGTTGCCGCAATGATATACGTTGAATGTATCTCCCGTATGCGTCTGTAATTTCTTTACGAGTACGGGAGCTCCGCATATAGGGCATTTCTTTACCAGCCTGTACTTTAGCCAGCCGATTAGGATTAAAATTAGACTCTTCATACTATTAGCTTATTAGCATCCACCACCGGAAGGCTAGCTCTTCGTACTTTTCTTTGCCACGTTTATATAAAGTGCCATCTTTTTTTATAGTGGCTTTGAAAATTTGTTGATTCTTTTTGCTTATTGCAACAATAAAATCTTGTTTACTTCCAGCAATGTCCATATACCAAGCTCTTGAGCGATCCCAGTCGAAAAAATCTATGGCTTCATTAAATTGTTTTTGAGAAGAAGCAAAAGTTGTTTTTAAATCTCCTCCAAACCCCATTGCTGAAAACCAGAAATCCCATTTGCAACGAGTGTCAAGTGTGTATTCAAAATTGCCGTATTGAAATTTTTGATTTTTATTTACCATAAATTTCTGTTTATCGGATTGCTCCAATGCATATTTAATGAGCGGATCCCGGCGGGCTTCCATACGGAGTGACTTGATCATGGCTTGTGCCAGTTCCCAATCTTCGCCGGAATACAATACGTCATCTACCATATGTTTGTCATATCTTACCCGTTCGGGTTCTGTCAGCATCGCATCCACCAGACTCCCGAACTTGAACGCCTTTTCCTTATCCCCGTATTGCGTACGGGGATAGAGGAGGTTCTTTAGTTCTGTCAGGTCTGAGTTGCTGACCTCAGACCGTTGGTAATACGTATCTTGCATCTTCTTCCTTGAGTTTTAAGTATTCAATGACTGCGAAGTCAAATTCAAAATCGTAAGTGTTATCCATCAGCCACCGGAACCATTTGCGGCCCTCTTCCGTATCGAGGATCTTTTTTAGGTTACTCGGTGTACGCCTGTATTTCCCGAAGTTTATCCATGAGGACAGATATAGCTTTCTCATATCACTTGGCCGTTATATCATCGACATATTTCACGAATGCGGACTGGATTCGCTCACCGTCCTTATTGGCTGTTTTCTCGCAATAAGAGATCATCTTCTTATGGATCTTCTCAAGATCCTCCATGCTCATGTTGATACCCTCACGCATGAACCACATCTGGTATACCTGCATGAATCCTTGTGGATTGGTGACTTGGATCTTTTTCTTGATCTTCGCCTTGGTAGGGGTAGGAGACATACTGGCGGCACTGAAATCGAAGGCCGCCTGTACTTCCGCGGTGGCTTTCTCTGCCTCCGCCTTGGCTCTCGCTTCCTCTTCCTTGCGCTTGCGTTCCAGTTCGGCCTTTTGACGTTCTTCCGCCTCTTTCCGTTTGCGCTCCTCCTCCAGCCGTGCCGCCTCGATTGCGTTGGTCTTGCGAATTTCCTCTTGCTCCTCCAGTTGTTTCCGGAGGGATGGGAGGCGGTCGACCAAGGATTGTTTCAGTCCCTCGATCTCGAAAGCGTATCGATCGGAATATTCTTTTTTCTTTAGGATGGCTATCTCGTTCTTGATCGCTTTGCGGGTCTCACCGTCCATATAGAATGTCTGTTTGTTATCCACGACGTTTTTCACGAAATCCGTCCATGAGAAACCGGTGCTTGTTTGCGTGATCTGCCGGCATACGTCCCCATACGTGGCTAGGGAGGCACGATTGAAAATCCCGTTCAAGGCGTTGATATGCTTCTCGACGTAGGCGGCGTACGTGGTATCAAGCAAGACCGTTATGTCGGCCCGGTATTGGGCTTTCTCGTTCTCCGCCAACTGTTTTTGCCGGGCCTCTTCCTCACGGCGTTTTTGCTCTTCCAGCTTCTTGGCGGCGTATTTGTTACGCTCCATCTGTAGCAGATAAGGGATGGTTCCCTTGGATTTGGCGTCTATGGAACCCTCTAGTGTCGTGAAACGTTTGGATATGGCCGTTAGCATTTGGGTTAACGGCTTCCGGCGGTTGTTCATGTTCTCTACGGTCTTCTTTGACTTCGCAAGGTATTCTTGTACCGCAGTGTCGATCTCGTCCGTGCCGATACCTCCATTTCCCTCAATCGTGTCCAAGAGGGTTTTCCCTGCGTTCGTGCAAGCTGAGACCGACGCCTCATTGCGGGCGAGAATATCCGGGGCTGTCTGTAAGATGCTAATGACCTCGTTAGCCTTGAAAGGTAAATTGTTATTCTGTGTATCCATGTCGATAAAATTTTGAATGTTGATATTGAACTCTTAAAATCCGGCTTCTTCATCTTCTTGTGATATTTGGGCTGTTATACCAGATACGGGTACCGGTTCCGCTTGCGGTTGCTCTCCGAATCCTTGTAAAGGATTTTCCGATTGGGGCTGGAGGGCTTGCGGTTGCTGTCCGGCTTGATTGGGCTGGATAACGGTTGTTTCTTCCAGTCCGTAGTCGATCTCTTGCGGTTCCTCCTGTGTCTCGAATGAGGAGAACTGTCCCGTGCGTACCTTGGGATATCCGTCGAAAGCGTGCTTGATAAGCTTGCTTTCCAAGAATCCCGGATCAATACCTCCTTCGCTAGAGGTATAAAGGGCATTGGCCTTCCCTTCTTTCTGCCGGGTTTGCGGGTTCCATTTCTGGTTGTTCTTAAAGCTGTACGCTTCCAATCGCTTGATATCGCCTTCCATCATCCAGTGCCAGTCCACGGTACCGTCGGAGCGTACGATACGTAAGAAACCACCTATCACCTTGTTGGACTTCCGGGGGCACGCCGCTTGGTAGGTCACGGTCTTTACACCATCTATCAAACCGGGGGAGAAGGTATCGCCCTCATAGCAAACCACGGGATTATCCACGTAACGGACTTGTCCGGCACGTTGCCGCATGACTAACTCGCCATATCCGGTGATGGAGAGATAAGCACGTAGTTCGTAGATATCGCTACCGTTGTTATCCTTATAGCCGGTCTTCGTGCTACGGGGAAGAATATAACAGTGCGGTCGCCCTGTTGGGTCAAGTGACAGGCCGTTGACCGCTATATCCAAAAAGCATCCATAGAGGGATAACGGTGTGCATCTTTGGAGTTCCGGTTTATCTTGTAAGATCTTCCGGAAGTTGAATTTCTCTTTCTCGTAGATTTGCGCTCCTTGGGCGGTACCCCAGATCGCGTTATACATTTGGATGAACTTTTGTTCTACCCTGTTGTCTTCCGCTATCATGAGCGGGTTCAGCTGATTCAACTCAGCTACTTTGATCTGAATTAGATTCGACATGATGTTATGTTTTTAAATGTTAGTTACCAATGTTTAGCTATGGTATACGACATAGTGCCGCCCATTGCCACGAATAATAATTGATGCGTATAACCTGCTATAACATAAGCAAGTGCGACTAGAGCCAAAGCTCCAAAAGCGACGCAAAATCCCCACCTCACCGCTTGGGCGAGTTTCTCAAAGTCTATTTTCATACGTCAATGATTTATTAGCAATGCGGTTTACCGTCCGTGAAATAGCGAGTTGGATGGGTATCGTAAACTTCCTTTTGCAACGCCTTGCCAAGGTGCCTTGCTATGTTAATGATTCATTTAATAGTCGTATGGATCCAGTGCGCACTTATACAGGTTTTCCAGCCTGTACTCGATTTTGCCCGGTCGCTTGTAACGTTGTAGCCTACCTTCCGAGACCCATCTTTCCACGTTCTGCCTCCCGAAACGGAGGTGCGCTTCCTTTTGCCCGATAAATTCCCGGATACCCGCTTGCATCCTTGTGATTTGCCAAGCAAGGTATTCGATCTCGATCTTTCGTAAAGAAGGTATGCTTTGATAGGTGTTTTCGGTCGGCATGATTATTCGCCTTTAAATAGATTCTTTTCGTTTGCGTATCGCATGAACTCCGCCATGGAGTGTATCGAGAGTTTCCGGAAAACGTTCTTCCGGTGGTTCTTTACGGTATGGGACGATATGAAAAGCGTTTCCGCGATCTCCTCGTCTTTCTTTCCATAGTAGCAAAACTCCATCACTCGGAGTTCGGCATCGGAAAGAGTGCTGTTAAACTTTGGTTCGCATATCTTCTTGAACCCGTCGCATTCTCCTCGTAGAGGGCAGCCGACAAACTCGAATTTGAAATTCCAGTTCTCATCCACGTCTATCATGTTATCGTACAACCCGAAGTTGCATTTGATAAACCTGCGTACAGCCAAGAAATCCCGGTAGCATTTATTCCCGTCGTAGCGGGCGTAATACTTGCGGAGTGCCGCATAAGCCTCCGGATAGAACTCTTCCAAAATCTCAAGGAAACTTTGAATGAAATCCTTATCGGACTCTTTCAGTTGGCGTTCCGGCTGTCCCTGCTCTTTGATAGTTACTTCGCCGGAGGGGGTGGTATAGAATTCTATTGCGCGCATACCTTGTCCTCCTTTGGGAATAACTCACTGGCAGGAATGCCAAGTTCTTGTGCAATTACTGTTTGTGCCAATGCGTCCGGTCTGTACTTTCCGGAAATCCAGTTATAGACAGCAGCTTCCGAACGCCTTGTGACGGTCGCGATCCGTCGAACAAATGCCCTTCTGTCCATGCTGTCGTATATCTCCCGAAAAGAAAGATTACCGGCTTTATGACCTTGTAGGTTTAATTTTTCCATTTTTGCCTCCTTACATTATTATATATGTTGTTTTAATCTTTATCTTTGAGCATTGAATCAATTACAAGTGCAAATATACGAGTGTTATTTGTAAATACAAGTCTGTATTACTAATAAAATTTGTATTTAAGAATATTTAAAGCTTATGGCAAATAACGCGTCTTTGACTATTTCTGTAATATCATTGGTTGTCAGCTTGATTTCCGTATCATGCGTACTTTTGCGCTGTGAACCAATGACTATGGATTGGATGGGAATGTTGGTAGGTATTTTATCTTTATTGGTTACGATTTTGATTGGTTGGCAGATTTACAATGTTTTGCAGGTGGAAAAAAAGATCCATGATGTCTTAGGAAATGCTATCGGGGAAACTACAAAGAAGATGCTTATCAAAACAGAGGAGTCTAAAGAAGAGGCTATAGGTACAAGTTTGTTCAATCTTGGTCAAGCCATGTTTTATAATGGGTTCTATATTCATGCTTTAGATAATTTCATAAAAGCTCTTGGTGCTATAAGAAAGTCAAGTATGGACAATAAGGAGATGCATATAGAGAAATGTTTTAGGGATATAATGATTACTATCGAGTGCATGAGAAAAGATATTGATTCATATTCGATTAGCAAACGAACTCTGTCTATTTATTCCAATCTTCTATCCGGTTTTCATGATGATCGGATATTTGAAATAATGGAGTTTCTTCGGAGATTGAGGATGACTGATGATTAGATTTTACTATGGGTTCAGCAAAGTAGTCATCTGATGAGTAGTACTGTTTGATCTCATTGAAATCTTCTTTATCTTTTGATGGGGTATGATACATCTTTAGTGCATCAATTGTACAATAAATGAGTATGGATAAGCAAAGTATCATAAACATAGTGATAAGTATTAAATGTTTTTGCAAATGTACGAATATAATTAGTATATACAAATGAATGATAATATTTCAGATAGAATAAATGAAGTGTATATGTATCTTCTACGAAACGGATATGTTTCAAAGAAGAAAGATGTCGCTGAAAAGATGAGATATAACTATCCTAATACTACTTCCGCTCTAAAAGGAGACAGGAAATATCTAACGGATAGTTTTGTAGAAGAACTCAATTTGGCATTTGGGTCAATATTCAATACCAAGTGGATTCTTGAAGGAGATGGATCGATGTTGGCTGATATACAATCTGATAAAGATAAAATTATCCAAAGAGCGATTGATCAGATTTCTAATTCAGATTTGTCAAATTATAAAATAGCGAAAGATACTGGTATAACAGAAGCATCTATAGGGAATTATAGAAACGGAAATACAAAACCGACTTTGGCGAATGCTAACATTATAATAGATTATTTCAATAAAAAGGAATTGGAACTATCTGATTCTAACTTGATAATTAATACCGAAACAGAATATAAAGAAGCTATGGAGAAAGGATTAAAGTTATTGCCAGAGGTTGATTTCAAGTTCTCAGGAGGAAAGGCTGAGTTGTTAGGTAGCACAGATGCTGTAAAGCGATATTGGTATTTACCTGATTGCAAGGATTGTGAAGCAATTGCCCAAGTCGCAGGTAATTCGATGGCTCCGGCCTATCCATCCGGTTGTTGGATTGCCTTGAAACGTTTCAGTTTTGAGAAAGAGTTCCCCAATCAAATCCCGTTTGGAAATGTATTTGGAATTGTTGTCGAAGATAAGCAGACCGGAGATTATCATGGCCATATTAAGATCTTGCGCCGTTATAGCGATCCTTCTTTGGCCAAACGATTTTGGATAGCCCGGTCTATAGATCGGGAGAACCATGATGATTTCGATATTGATATTGAACAGGTGCGTGGTTTGTGGATTGTGAAGCAGCATGTGGTTGCGGATGTGATATTGTAGGCTTATGCTTTCACAAGGTAGTAGTAATTGAATTATAAATTGTAGATTTATGAAAATAGTTAGTGTACTTCGTTTTGATAAAGAAGATAAAATTTACCGAGTGTATAATCCTTCTAAGAATGCTCTTTGTATGGAACAGCTTCCAAGGATAGGAGAAAAGCTTGTTTTTGATATTGAAGGCGTTTTACATATAGCGGAAGTTATAGACGTTCATTATTCTATTTCAGATGGAAATGTCGATATAATAATAGGTAAAGAACGTCTATATACTGATTATAAAACAGAACTTGATGCTTTGGGAACTCTGGCTTTCAAAACGCAGTTGAAATAATATTCATCTGCGTATGGTTTGAGTTCTTCAAGCTGTTTCTTTGTGAGATACAGTCCTGCGAAAGGAGGTTGTTTGCCTTCTTTCACTTGTCGCATTGCATTAGATACGGCTTTGCGAATTTTAATTTGTTGAATCTGTTTATCGAACAT